AGATAACCAACCATTACATTATCATCAGATTGTTTAGGTACTGTTACAGGAGAGCCTATTCTTCTAAGGCACCTATATTTAGGTCCTTTTAAATAGTTATCTATTATTCCTGCTATCTCTCTGACATTTTGTTTAGCAGTTTTAGTACGAGATTGTTCACATTGTATTGTAAACTGATATGAAAGGTTTGTAACTCTTTCTGTCTCGTCAAAATATCTAGCATTATCGCTATTTTCTATTTCTTCGATGGTGATACCTGGATAATTAAGAGTTGGATATAACTCATAAATATCTTTGATGATAATATTATTATATTCAGTATACTTTGTAAATTCTTCTCTTAGATCGTTAACTAACTGGTCAATTAATGTTATCATATTATCACCTCGATTATTTAAAAAACTTTATAGCATTATTTATTTTTTTCTTAACAATTTCATCTTTTATTTCATTTACATATAAAGATGTGTTGAACATTTGCTTACCACTAGGAACACCTTCAGTATAACCTGTTTTACTATCAAAATAAGGTTTTCCTTTCATTGGATTATAGAACCAATAATGTCTTCCGTTTTTACTTATGTGTGTACTAACAACAGGTCCACTGTTATATGGATTTAAAAAACTAAATTCTGATTTTTGTGGATGTGGGTCGTCAGCACCTTCTTCACCTATACCAAACTCGTCATAAATTGAATTTGGTCCTGACAAAGAAATTATTCCATCTGCACCGTTATCAGTTCTATCTGAATCACCAGATACAATACTTTTTTCAACACCTGTTTGCGGTGCGGAACTATTTAATATACTTGCTTTTGTGGCACCTTTAAATACTAACTCTTCAACACTTTCTTGACCAGCAATAATTATGTTTTCTTTTAGTGTATCCATTTTACCAAGAAGTATATTAATACCTTCAACACCTTCTTTATTTAAAGATATCTTCATTATTGTTTTGCACTTAATTTCTTTAATGTAACTTCTACACTATTAAGTGATATGAGAGGTTCACTATCTACTTGATAGTCAGCTTCTTTACATAACTCATCATATTTTTCAATAGGTGTATTTATAAAAACCCTATCGCCTGTATGAAATATATCTTTGTATTCTAGGTCCGCTTTGATTCTAGCATACATTGGATATTCCATACCAAGTGCGATTAAATCACTATCACTATTGGTAGATTGATAATTTATCTTTATAAGTTTTGGTTTTGTGAAAAGTCTTATACCGTTTTCTTCATATTGATTACATAAATAAATGCTTCTTTTATTTCTTTGTAAACAACGCATTATATCACCTCTACTTCACGAGAGGAATAATTTGTGATGTGTATTTTTTAGGATAATCACTATCGGAACTATATGTTCTAACTATTCCATTTTCTGTGTGAGCAACTTGTCCTTCAGCTCCTATTTTAGCAATTGAACTTCTAACCATAGGAATGATAAGATACTCATATTTACTATCATATAATGCTGTGGCGGTTGGTGTGAAATTTCTACAACGATTTATTTCTCCTATAGCAAGTTTTATCTCAGATAGTAAAAATTCGTCAGAGTATCTTTCAAACTTTCTTGCCTCTAAATCCACCACAAGTTGGTTAAGTAGAGAACTCATTGTATCATTCATGTTATCACCACCTGTTTTTCTTAGATACGGCAGAAGAAGTTTTAACTTCTGACGATTTCTTAAGTTGTTTTTTTAGGTTATCTTTTTCATCTCTGAAAACTATTTCCTTTATTTTTGTATTGGAGTTTGCTTCAATCTTGTTGCCAATTGGTACTAGATTTAAGTCTTCCCCTTTTAATTCTAATTTGATTTCACTATATGTTAAAGGAGATATTTTAACATAATATTTTCCATTTATTAAATAAATCATATTATTCCTCCTTTTTATTCTTCTTTTGTGAACCAACCTTTTCTTCTTTTTGAGATACCTCTGTTTTAGGTATTTCTTTAGTAACTTCTTTTACTTTAGCATCTTTAATAATTGTGTAACCAAGGGGTTTGAAAAAATTTTCAAACGCACCTTTAGTTACTTTTTTCATATCGTTATTTTTATGTATTAATATCATACTTAAGCAGCTGTATTAGTATCAACGATTACGATTTCATTTGCTCTTTCAAATGAAGGTAATGCTACCATAGATACTTTAGTTTCAACATTAACTGGGTCTTCTGTTCCGTAAGTTGTAACAGCAACACCATTGTCAACGATAGACACCTCAGCATTTAATGAGTTACTTAAATCACTCTCTTCAGGAGTTACACCAAAGTGAGTATTACCAAGAGTTCCTTCAGGCATTAATACTAAAGTGTTATCTGGTACATATTTAACAGCTTTCCCACTTTCATCAACATATACATTATCGTATACATAGATTGAAATACCTGTTTCGTTATAGATATAATCTAATGCTCTAGCAGTAGTTACATTTACAGTACCATTAGCGAATACATAGATTGCATTCTTAAGAGCAGTATTAGTTCTAAAGTTTTTAGCAACACTTGAGTTACAAACGGCTCTAGTGATTACTACACCTTTAGCCTTCATATCTTCAACAAATTTAGTGATGTCTCCGATAATATCTGCACTTGGATCAGACCATACAGTTGTAACATCTACTTTTTGGTCAGCAGGAACACCGTAGTCGTAATCATATGCTTGACCATTGCTAGCCATAGTGATTGTACCAGCAGTTAATGCTTCCATTCTCATTCTTTCAAGTGTTACTCTAGTAGCCTTAAGTAAAGTGATTTCGTCATCAAAAATCTTTGTTAAGATTTGATTAATCATTTGTTCATTGTTAGTTTGCATTAATGTGTTTAGGTTTTGTCTTAGTTCTTCATCAATATACATACTTTCTTTGAAGAAAGGCATTTTTGTTGAATACTCTTCGAAACCTTGTCTATCTCTTCTGATAGCCTTAGTGTCATAAGCAGCAAGTCTTAAACCAACTGGTTGGTTTTTAGCACCTTTAATCCATTCTAGTTTAATACCGATCTCTCTTACAGCAGGGAATAAAGTTTCACCTAGTAATGGTTGCTCATTAACATTTTTTTCAATCCAGTATTGTGCTATATTTTTAGCAGTTACTAAGTCAAATATTGATTTCATTAATAAGCACTTCCTTTCACGAATATAATTCTATCTACACCAGTTACATCAGGTATGATTGTTTGAATTGTAGAATCCAATTTAAGCATATCGATACAACCAGCAAGAATTAAAGTTCCATTTCCTTTTCCGTCTGAATCTAATACAACATCGTGTAGTAAGATACCATTAGCAGCATATTTGTTGCTTGAACTATCTTTAGTAGAAGCAGTGAAAGCTGTGTCTCTAGCAGTGATATCACCAACTAGTGGTTGTCCAGCAAGCATAGTTGCACCAGCAGTTCCTGATACTCTAACAGGTAATGCAATGTAGTATGATTCTTGACCGATTAAGATTTGTTTTTGATTTTTACTATAATCAGTAGTTTTGATCATGTTTGCCATATTTTATCTTCCTTCCTTTTTTATCTTTTAAAATAATCAACAGTTTGTGTTTTAGGTGAGTTTAATTTTGCAAGTCTTGAACCTAAATCGTCTTCTTTAGACTTGGAACTATCACCTTTTGTTTTCTTACCAAAGTCTCCCATAGAGTCTTTAGTAGCATCTTGCTTACCTTTTTCGTAAGCATCTTTAACAGCCTTGTTAAGATACTTAGCAATTGCTGTTGTTTTAGCACCATCTTCTGAAACAATGTTATCAAGGAATGTAGCAAATTCAGTATCGTCTTCTTCTATTTTAAGAATAGACTTAACATCAGCAGTGTTACCAATAGCCATACTCTTATTAGAATTTAAACTATTTGTTTTTAATAATTCTGTTAATCTCTGAATTTCTTTGTCCTTATTTAGCTTTTCTTGCTGTGCTTTTTCATCATCAGTAAGTTTAGCATTTAAAGCATTTTGCTTTTCAGTGATAGTTGCTTGTAGAGATTGAACATCTCTTTCATATTTGTTTTTATCTACATATAGACCTGTAGATAGGTCGGTGAACTTTTTACCAGCAAAGAAATTATTAACATCTTCAGCTGTCATATCTGCTTTATATGCGTCACCCATCATATCTTTCAAATTCTCAAACATTGAGTTCCTCCTTTTACAGTGTTTTTAACATCTTCTCTGATGTATGTAAGTGGTAATTTTATAAACGCTCTACCACTTGAGCGATATATAACAAAGAATGTGTCCTTTTGACTTCTAGATATCTTTAATTAGTCTTCCGAAGAAACTAAAGGGACAGTTTCTTTATTCCGTTGTTGTGGCTACATTAGTAACATCTTTATCTAAATCTTCATCATTCTCGGGTAACTCTTCTGTAGTTTCCTCAGCGACACCTATTACAGTTTGTGCTCTTTCTTCTTTCTCTTTCTTTCCTCTCTCAACCATTTCATTAACACGATTTGTAAGTCCAGAAAGTTCAAGACAATCGACAATTGCAAGTTCTCCAGTTGCAACTAGTGTACTAAATACAGATGCTCTTGAAGATAAGTTATCCATAGAATGTCTATTTAATGTGACATCTATATCAAGTGCAGTTAAATCTTGTGGCACAATACCCAACTTTTTAAGTATTTCAATACCGACTTCAACCTGTCTTTTCTTAGCTTTTTTAATAGATAGTTCTTTTAGTTTCGCAACTATCTCTAAATCTGTCCAACCATTTCTATTTAAAACGGCTGTTCCGGTATCTCCACCACCATTGTTTGCGTTTTCTCTGTTAGGAATACCTGTTATAATATTTCTAACATCATCTAAGTATTTTCTAATATTTGCAACACTAGTGCTATCTAATTGTGGTGAGATAAACTTCGCATCAACATTTCCACCATTTGGTGCAAATAATTGAAGCAATCTATTTTTCTTAACATCCGCAAGTGTTGTATCCTTTTCATCATCATCAAACTGAGCACCTAGTACAACAAGTAAACTTCTAATTGTACCTTCAATATCGTTTAAACTATCACTTGCGACAATATTACTAGCATTCATTGCCGGTATAGCAAGTTCCCAGTCTCCCGTTAAGAATAACGAATTTTCAAGCATTGTTATAGGATCTTTTCCGATTGGATTTGCAGTTGATTCTACTTTTTCTTTATTCGTTACTACCATAAAATAATTATTTGTATAGCAGTTATATATCTCATCACCGGTATCCTCGTTTTTAAAGCGTGTAGCAGACATTATTTGAGGATTACCTATCTTATTACCTTGAACAACAAAAGTTGTTCTAGGGTCCAAATAATCAACTTTAAGAGGTACTAGCGGTGTGTTATCTTGTGATATATCTTCACTAGGAAGTGTTATATAATAACCAACACCACAAACAGAAGCATATGTTTCAGCATTAATATCTGTTTGGTATAATTCTTCATAATCATAAGCATCGTTTAAATCTTGCACAGCGTCTTTTTTCTCAATCTTCTTTGCGATAAATTCAATTGGATTACCAAGTGTATAGCCAACAATTTCTCTTGTTGTCGGATAAGCGTAATTTATTACAACTCTATTATTAACGTTTGATGTCTCGGATGCACTTCTATTTAAAATGTCTTGTTGACCCAGTACGTAATTAATTAGGTATTTGCAGTCGCTTTCATTCTCGCTATGAACTTTTTCTGCTTTTTCTAAAACTTCTATAACATTTTGAGGAGTAACCTCGTCATAATCTAAGATAATTCTCTGTCTACCATAATGTAATGACGAACTAGATGAACTAGATGAACTAGTTGTGGTTGTTCCGTTCAATATACTCACCAACCTTTCAAAAATAAAAGAGTCACACTAAAAAGCATGGCTCAAGGGCTCTATTTACTAAATTCTATTTCTTTCTTACAATATTTACACCATAAGAATATTTTAATATAAACACTGTCCTTCTTTATCTTGAAAAGTCTTTTTCCACAATATGGACAGCAAACATCTGTTTTATTTTCTTTCATTATATCACACTTTCTGTTGTTTGTCAAATTAAAGTCCCAATTTATCTAGGGATACCTTGATGCTTGCTCTACCTACCGAACCGGTACCAAGTAAGTTTATTATTAGACCTGCTAAGCTATCGGGAGCATCATCATGTTGTGTCTTTTGTATTGATCCTAATTTTTGTGACCAATTATATAAATTCTGCATAAAATTATTATATTGTACATTATCTTTTCTTTTCTCATAAGATTTGAAATATATTCTAAAGTTACCTTGCTCTGTTGCAATACCTTTTATTTCACTTTGGCAACTAAGTATTCTATCTAACTTACTTTTCGTTGTAGGCACTTTATGTGTTGTAATATTACATCTATAACCATTTTGTTTAAGGTCTCTTTGTACCATATCGGCATATAATTTACCACCATTATTCTCTTCAAAGCCTGCTTTTGTAACATGGTGTTCCATTATTTTATTAACAACAAGTGGTCTTGTTTTATCATCGTCTAATTTATTAACAAAAAGAACGTCTTCAACATAACAATCAACACCGTACTGATATATGATTGGCATTGAATAGTAGTCTTCACCACCATGAGCAACATCGGAATAACAAAGTATTCTATCGGGTTTTTCATCCGGTAGTTCTTGATAAAATGTAAGTTGGTCCTCACTGAATGGTCTACCTTCTCTTTCAATAGGTTGACCCAAGTATTTTGCAGAGAATATAACAGGGTCTTCTGCAAGTTGTAAATGATGGTAATATTCTTTATCAAAACCTTTACCATAATCGTATTCAAAATTACTCTCACCATTTTCGTCATAACATGGAATGTTAATTATTTTTATTCTTTCACTATCTATTTCCCCATAAATAGCAAGTAGTCTACCAATAACATCGTTAAGCGACCAACGAGTTGCTATATGTATTTCAGGACATGGTCTATATTTACCATCCTTACAAAGTCTTTGTACTTTTCTATCTTGAATTGTACTTGTGTAAGTGTAGAATATTTTATCAAGTCTGTTTGGGTTGTTAGCTTGTTCAATGTCCTTTATGAGGTCATCACAATATAATATATTACTTGCCTCAGCAAGACCTGTTGTACCACCATCGATTGATTTGAAAGTTATGGTATGAAATCTTTTATTATGGTTTAAATCAATCCAGGAATATTCCGCTGATTGATTAATAATAAAGTTTTGTGGGAATATTTCACCATATCTATATTCCTCACTAGTCATTAAATTAAGCATTTCATTATAAAAAGATTGTGATAATGAAGTTGAGTGACCAGAGCCAAGTATTGATCTTTCTGGGTATAAACCAGCCATAAATGATAAAAAGAATAATCCTGTTGTGGATTTCGCCGTTCTAGGTGGCATGGATACGAATAAAAAATCTAATTTGTCGTCTGCCATATCCTGCATTGCCTGTATAAGACCGTGCTTTTCAAGTACTCTTTTTCTCGGTAAAAAGAATTGTTTTTCTTTTGGTCTATTCCATTCTAGTGCTATGCAGTATGCTCTAAAGTCTCCCCATCTTGCTCTAGTATCGTAACTAGCAAGAAGTATTTCACTAACTTTATTTTTCTCTTCCGTTTTAACATCAAAAGCAATTTTTTCTATTTCTTTTGCAACTTCCATTGTTTTTTCTTGGTTTTTAAGTTCATCGTAATCTCGCATAAGCGTATACAATAAATCCAAATAAGCATATTGTGTTTTATCTTTTGCTCTTTTTCTTAAATCTTCACAGTGCACGGTTCTCTGATATATTTCGTTTAATTTATTATCCACCATATCACCTACGCTTTATATCTAAATAATTCTTTATATAGTTGTTCATCTTTTATTAATTTTTCTTCATTATCAAAAGCATTTAAATATTCCCAAATAATATCACATGTTCTCTCTTTTAAGTAACGCCTCGAATAGATATAGTATTTATATATTTGTTTTTCTTTAATGCTCGAATAATTAAAAAGCTTACTAACAAACTCTCGCTTGCTATAAAACTCACGATATCCAAAAAATCTAAGTCTATCATCGAACATATAATCAACCTCGTATTCTTCTAAAATCATTTTAACATACGAGTGTTTGATTGTCAATATAAAAAGAAAAATCGCACCTTGAGATGCGATTCTACTGAGGATTGTTTGTGTGGAGGTAGTAATAGGATTCGAACCTATGCTTGTGGTTTTGCAGACCACTGCCTTCCCGCTTGGCTATACTACCAAAAGGGGAAAACACCGTTTATTGAAAGGATTATTAAAAACTAAAAATGGAATTATTTATCATATTAGTATTAACGGTGTCTTCACTAGCAATTAAGTGAGTTTAGGAAAAATAAGAAAATATCAAAAACCTAAACTCTTATTTAGAAAGGGGCACTACTATCGTACTAGTTATTTGACAATATTATATTACAGATGGTCCTCCCATTAATTCTTACTAGACATCTATTATTCGGTCACTGGGTAGTATTAGCCCAAAGCAAGTAGCGAACTATACTTCTCTAATACCATGTCAAAATCCCAAACCAGAATCCTTACTAGCAATTTTCACACACAGTTGGGTCACAATTTAATTCTGGAGCCAAATCGTGATAAATGCTCTGTTAATTGTTACTTTTTTACCATTTACTTCCTCGTGTGGTTTTGTGCGAAAATACCGAGTTCTAATCTTATAGGATATTGCTATCCATCAACCACACTATTACTTATGGTATCTTATTTTTCCCTCACTCGTACCAATAGAGGTAGTACTAATAAGTTTTATCATTATCCTACGCTTGGACATGTTTTATAGTTGTAATCGATTAGGCTCGTACCTTATAGCATTCTAATAAGAACCACTATTTTCTCATTCCCTAGTTTCTAGGTCCCAGTACGGCATTTTACAATGCCGACAAACTCTATCCTCCATAAGTCTGCACTAATAGATAAAAAGCATTGAGAAAATATCCTTACTATATTGTGTTATAGTCTTTCATAAGGTTCCTATATAATATTGTCAAATAACTAGCACTAAGTAGCAATAATGCAATGCGGTAATCATATTCTTACCACAATTTAATAATACCATATTATTTCATATTAGTCAAGTGTTATTTCACCACTTTTTCACCATTTTCATCAACACGCATCCAATGAAAACCACCACAACTAAGTTCCTCTGGTTTTTTAAGTGCTTCATAGAAAAAGTTCGCATTTCCAAAACCATTTTTCTTAATCCATTCTCTTGCTGCTTTTCCTGTTTCAAATATCTCTCCTGTCTCTAAGCATTTAACAGGAGAGCCGTTTACAATTTCTTTGGCATCTTCATGTTTATCTACATCGTAAAGCATAAACCTATAACCTTTTGTTCTAATTCTACTAGCCTGACCTTTTAAAAAATCTCTAACTGTACCTCTCGATAAACCTAAATCTTTTTCACATGCCGTAAAACTTTCATACAATACCCCCGTATCAACACACAAGATAGGGGTTTTTAACTTCGTACCACTGCTTTTCTGTTTATCCATTTTTTCAACTTGTTCTTTTTGAGCCATAAGTTTTTTCTCTAATAATTTCTCTCTTTCTGTTTTAATCTTACTCCTTTGACTGGGTCCTTTTACATATCCAACAAATTCAAATGTAAATTTAATTACTTCCCCAAGATACTCAATATCAACTGTATACTTTTTCGTAAACTCTAAATTTACATCTAATTGTTCTTTCTTACCAACATATACTTCATGTGCAAGTTTTCCAGTTTCAACCCCCGCCATATACTCATATATTATTTCACCCACTTGAATCATTGTGAGTGAAGTATTGTTTATAATTAAAAATTTCTTATATTGCTTAATTTTTTCTGCTTCACCTTGACCATATAATTCAACAGCCCTCTCATGGATCTGTTTTAATTTCGCTTTCTGTACTTGTTCAATTGTTGTCATAACTACCTCCGTATATAATAAAAAGAAAAGGTATGATAACCTTTCCCCCTATCAATGAACAAAGCGTGTACTAGGAAAGATTTTCCTTCAAACACAACTATATTATACCATAATATTCAAAACAAGTCAAGAAAAAAGAGCCCCATATGGGGCGAAATTGTAGTAAAAAGCTTTTTTCGATGTTTGTCGGAACACCTAGCCGAATAGTTTCCCTCCCTTGAAACCATTAAAACATGGATGTTTCCCAATTACAATACTACAGGAATCGAAACATCTAATGAACCTGATTCATGAATCAATATTAATATACCATATAATTCAAAATAAGTCAACTATTTTTTATAAATAATCGAAAATACTTCCCCAACTTTTTTATTTGTAACATAAGTTTTCGTTATATCACGATTCACCTCAACGATAGGTTCTATTCTAACCTCAATGTTTTTATCGTCTTCGACTAACTTTATCATTCTTTCCACATTATCCCTTATCAGGGCAATCTTCTCTTCTTTATTCATTATCTTCTCCTTATTAATTTCTTACCTTCAAATACTTCAAGTGTAGGTTCTATACTATAAATATTACCTTTATCATCAACCTCAACATCAACCCAATAGCAGCTTTTTTCATTTTTAAATCCCATGCTTCTCGAAAATGGGGTATCATCTTCTAAAGCACCAACTTGAAAACAATGTTTTCCCATATAATACATATACATTGCATTATGAAAATGTCCTTGCATAACAATATCGATTTTCTTATCCTGTGGAAGTGTTTCAACATAACGCTGAAGTTTATAACTAAGACTATAACTTCTACCCCCACCACCATGATGCATGTGTATTCCGACTTTTCCGATTTTCAAATCCGCTGTATCCGGATTTAAATAAACTAGGTCTTCTCTTTCTCTTGATATTGCTTTACCCATATCTGAGCCACCATTTTTAAAATAAGTGTCCATGTGGTTTCCACCGATAAAGAATGTCTTACCACTAAAATGTGGGTACTTATTTACAACATAATCTAAATGCTCGTCGAAACCAACACATCTAAGTTCATAAATATGTTGAGGACGATTTAGATACATTCCGTCAAGCACATCTCCACAGTGCAAAACATATTTGATACCTTTACTTTCTGCTTTATCGTAAAGATAATTTAAGATATCGATTCGATCTGCTTTATTTGTAAGATGTGAATCACTTATCATAAGAAGCGACAAATGATGTGTATTATCAGGGATACTATACACTCCAGAGTTTTCAATAGGCTTTTTAAGTTTTACAAGTTCACCATCAATATAATCAACTAAAAAACCTTCTTCTTTTAAAATCATCGCAAGACCTATTAACTCTTCTTTCGAAAGTCCTACTCTTTCTACCATTTCCTCAAGCGGAATACCTTTTTTTATAAGGAATTTCACCTTATTAATTATCTCTTTTTCCAAGTCTATCACCAAGAATAATATATCATAAAAAATAAGAATATGCAAATTTTTTCACATATTCTTATTTATTTCTTCTTCAATATCTTTTTTCGCATTATTTAAAATATTTGAAAGAGCTTTAATATGTTGATATAACGCATTTAAATCATCTGATTGTATATCATATAAATCAGGCGATATTGATATATCCCCGTTTTGCATCATTTCTCTTAAAAGACATATAACCATCTTTTTTGCTGCTTTAACATTGTCTGTCATTATTTTCTCCTTCAATCCTAGCAAGCTGCCTATCAATTTTTTTATAAACAATATCCATAATATTATTTTCATTTAACTCATAATAATATATAAACTGATTTAAAAGAACTAAAGTATCTGCTATTTCTTCTTCTAGGTGCTCTTTTTCATGTTTTGTATGAGTCTCACCACATCCACATTCGCAGCAAGTTACAATCTGCTCTTCTAAATCCATAACCGCTTCTATTACTTCAAATGATTCTTCGTTAAACTTCTTCAACTGATTTCTATATCCATAATATTCTATTATATGTTTTAATTTTTCGTTTAAATCTTTATTTATATCCATCACTTTTCTCCTTTTAATTTATTTACTTCATCTATTATTTCTATTTCATCATTTAAAAAATCTATAAATTCTATTTCGCTTCTTTTCCCCAATTCTTTATAAATATAATAATCTAAACTTTCCCAACTTTTGTGTTCATATCTTGCATTTCCATATTTTACTTTTGCTTGAGTGCTTATTTCCCCTGTTGCCATCTTATCTAACATTTCTATTATTTTCATTGTTCATCAAACCTCCATTCTACATAACTTTTTAAATACCTTATTTGTAGTTTTATTTTATGACCATTAATTTCTAATATAGTCCATTCTATTTGCCCTATATAATGAGTAGTTCCTTTTGTGTTTGATAATATGTCATCTATTATTGAGCCAATTGCTAAATAATTTAAACTAGAATTATTTATTATTTTCATACTCATTCTCCTATTCTATATTCCATATTTTTAAATCGCTCTTTTGTTACTATTGATTTGATATCTTCATTTCGTTTCCAAATAATATATTCCCCACCCTCATCATAACCTCTAGTACCATTATCAATCCATATTTTTCCATCATAGCCTCTTTTTATTTCTTCCGCTATGTATCCATTAACATAATCTCCAACTTCCAAAATATCAATTATGTTATAACTTGATTTTGTTATTTTATTGATATTTTCTTTTTCATTCAAATCTATAAATGTTATAAAGTCTTCGTAACATTGATATAACCAATTATCACAATATGCAATATTATCTTCTATATATTCTATTTTTGCAATTCTACCGTAGCAATTACGAACATACATATTTTCTTTAAGTTCTAATTTCATGTTTACCTCCTAAATATGCAAAATACTATTAATAATATCTTTTAACCATTTATTTTCTTTTTCATATTTACTTAAAACATTTTCTAAATTATTAATTCTATTTTCATAACGATTTCCTTGTTCTTCCAATTGCATATTTAAATATCTATTTTCAGCATCTTTTTGTTTATACATTTCTCCATAATTACAAGATACTTTATTTTCTTCCATTATTTATCATCCTACTTTCCAATAAATTCTTTTATAAGTATGCCAGCCATAACAATTATGAGTATTATAAACATACCAATCAAACTAAAATAAGTCCAACCTATTAAATCCCAATCAATTTTAGTGGTTTCTCCAATGCATATATTTATATATTCATGACTTCCTACATTAGTTCGTTCTACTAAACAACTACTCAAATTTACATTTATATTATCCATTTATTACCTTCTCCATTCTATGTATGGTTTTATATCTTCCTTGCTTCTTAGGAAGTACCCTATAACTATATATTTACCAGTCACATCTATAAAAGAACCTATAGAACTGTCATCATCATAATATTTTTCTAACTCTTTATCTATTTTTTCATAATTATGAATGAATGGTATTTTAAAATAAATGTATAACCTTCTTCCAACTTTTTTAATTTTACTTGGTTTCATTTATTCTACCTCTTTTAATATATCTAAAATTTTATTAAAATCTGCACTCCACATCTGAAAACCACGTGTACATTTTTTGCCGTCATGTTTCCCATATTGTTTTATCAAGTTCATTATTTTATCAATTACTTCTTGTTGCTTTTTGTTTTCTTGTTGTAATTTTTCTAATTTTTCACAATTACTAGGACATTCAATATCTTGTTCTATCAGTTCTTGGATTTGTATGCTAGCATCATGTAATTGTTCTTTTAATTCCTTGTTTTCTTTTTGTAATCCTTGATATTTATTTGAAATATAATTAAAATCTTTTAAACTTAAATACCTATTCATTGAATAAATATCTTCTTCTTTGTACCAATAATTAAAATAATACATCACTTCATCTATATTTTTAAAATGGTCAAACTTATATTCTTCTATTTCCATTTATTCCACCTCTTCCATAGGAAGTATCTTTAAATATTCTATTTTATTCATATCTAAAAGTGTTCTCCAATATTGTTCTTTATAACCATAATTAGTTTGAATAATATCTACTCCCAATAATCTTATATAATTATCAAAAAAATCAATTGTTTCTAAATTATGTCCACCGGCTTTGCAACCATTTTTTTCTTTATATTCATAATAATATTTCATTTTATTTATTCCAATCCTTTATTATTATAATTAATCCGATAACTCCTCCTATACCAACTAATCCCCAGAATATTAATGGTATATATAACATAAATATTTAATTCTCCTTCTTATTCCAAATCTATAACATCATCTATTGTTGCATCCCAGATAACTTCTATGCTATCATTAATAAACTTTACATTTAAATATTGGCGATTAAATAATTCGCTATACCCATATGTGATACATTTTATATTGCTTTTCATAAATAAATTATCTTTAATTTTTAGCATTATTATCACTTCCTACCATCTTTTTATATTTTTTTATACAACCTCTAATTCCAACATTATCGCTAAATCCAATACTTGGAATATATAATTTACCTGTATAACTCCAAAAACTCATTAATACTTTTCCTTTGCTATCTAATAAATTAAAATGTCCTATAGTTTCATTACATAACTTATAAGGAATATTGTTTTCCTTAAATTGTTTTTTAGCATATTCTAATCTATCGTTAAAACAGTTTTCTCTTTTTTCTTGTGCTTGCTCTTTTAATATCGGACTTATATTTCTCCAGTAGTCTGCTAATGTATCATTATCCATTTATCCCACTCCTTACTTTTCCGGCATCTCAAAAATTGTTATTTTTCTAATTGTCTTTTTGATTTCATCCTGACCGTAACCTCTAAACATACTAGAGGCATTGTTACATAAATCCATCCTATATCTCGCTATTAATACATCTTCAATCATATTTAACACTTCGAGTGCTCTTTCTTTTGATTTATAGTGTCCTAGCATTGTTTCTTCATGGAATATTCCGAAATCCTCACCGGTTTTTGATATAGGAATATATAATTTACTATTAATTGGAACTAATTCCATTTTATCTTGACTTCTAATCCACATTAGATTATCTCCACCTTTCCACTAGGGTTCTCTAGGCATGCTATTCTAAGATTTTTTAAAGATTTTAAAAGTCCTTCGTACGAACCCCATCCATTTTCCGGATTTAATTTTTCATATTCTTCTTTGTTTTCTATTAAATCATCAATAGCACGATTTAAAACTGGAATGGCGTCTTTACATTTCATACCATTAAGTAGTTTAAACCCAAGATTTTCATCAAAACATTTATAATACATAGGGGCAAGATTATATGTAATATTATCTTCATACACATCTACTACTCTTTTTGCTTTTACACTGACATCTAAACTCATTATGATTCCTCCTTTTTTTATTTTAAAACTTTACCTGTAAAATACTCATATACATAATTTATCATCTCTCTTTTTGCATTAAATATATCAATATTCCTTCGGTAACTTCTTTTATAAAAATCTTCTTCTGCTACTCTATACATGTCTTCATAATTCTTTACTGATTCTGTATAAAGAGCATACAAATATTCTAATTTTTCTAATAGTTCTTTTATTTTGTTTGTATTGTCCATTATATCAGTCCCTTCTATAGTTATTATACATAATTATTCAAGATAAGTCAATATGTTTATAAAAAATACACCCATCAACTAAGATGAGTGCTTTTCAGCAACATGCTAAAATTGGACTGAGAAAACACCAACTTTTAAAGCAAAGTATTTTTCAGCACAACTTAAACAAATGGTTTGAGAAAACACGGGTAGTGTACAACAATTAATCATGAACAATTTTAAAAAATCACATGAACTAAAAGATTTAGAATTGAAGTAAAAAATTAATTATAATAAATCTTTTAAAATTATACAAATCAAATGAAAAAATTATAAAATGTTTTAGTGCTTTCTCAATGAATACTATAGCAGATGATTAGTGTTTTGTCAATATGTTTTTGGTTGATTTGTAGAATGGTGTAGAATAAGGTTTTGTGATTTTTAATTTTGCTAGAGCCCTTGCCCCGGGTTGGGGGGCTTGTTTTGGTATATACCCCACCCCGACGGGTAAGCTTGATCTTTTTTCTGTTGTTGTTAAAAAAGTATTGACTTTTTTTGTAGAATATGTTACAATTAATACATACAAAGAAAGGAAGAAAGAAAGAAATGAAAAACAGTTATTTTATAAGTGCATTAGATAATTATATCAATGCAAAAGCAAACAAAAAAGAGTGCTACTATATGAATACAAACATAGTTAATTATAGGACATTAACAGACTTTATATTTACAGACATGATATTATGTAACAATATTGTTAACTATAGCGACAATTGGGACTTAGAATTAGGCGACGATTACGACGAAGAAAGTCAAGAAAATATTGAAGTTTATCAATATTACATTGTTGACTTTGATAATTGGCGACTTGAAAAATACAAGGAATATCTAGAAGAAACAAAAAAAGAAAGTAATTTACTTTTGTGGTATGACTATGAATTAGATATTTATATATTAGGCATTTCTCATTATGGCACTAGCTGGGACTATGTACCTACTGAAATAGAAATAAAACAAGACGAGGAATAAACACGATGTATACAATCAACATATACAAGTTCACACTTTTAAAAGTCGGCAAGAGAAAAAAGAAATATTTTGAATTACTAGAAAGCTATAAGCACATTGATGCTAAAGAAGTAAGTAAAAAAGATATAGAATTAAGAAAAATATACAATGATTGGAATATCTATTCCGATATCGTAGACGAGACAACAAAAAATGAAATGATAAAGAAAGGGATGAGCTAAAATGATAAAATTGTTTATCAATATTACTAAATTATTAATAGTTTTACCTATGCGTCTAGCACTTTATTTATTAAAGGTAGTATTCTTGCTACCTTTAGTAATTATAAGAAGTTTAGGGGGCGGTAAGTAATGGACGATAAAAAAATAAAAAAGCTATATGATAGAATAAAAAGAGGGGAAAACATTAAGGAAATAGAGGGGAAACGCGTACAAGTGTACGCTTACACCTATATTTATTTACATAAAAGATATACAAAAGAAATGATTAAATGCCTAAGTATATGGTCTACTATACCGATAACGGAACAAAAGGAAATTGAAAAATTAATAATAGAGGTGGTTAAAAATGTATAATTTTAATGAAATATTGGAATATAATAACAAAAAGTTAAAAAGGATAAATGCTAGAAAGGTAAATAATTTATTAAAACAAAAAAATGATATTATAATTTACTGTCTACCAAATAAGCTAAACTATAAAAATGCTTTTATTAATGGTTTCTTTGAGGTTGAAAAAAACAAATATAACGACTATTACGATTGTATTAATTCAATAAATGAAATTAAATATTATAATTTATCTGATGAGTGTGGTAACAATCTTGTTTACTACATAGCAATATAAAAATATAAAGGTATAAAAAATAAATATACCTTTTTTGTCGTGGCACTTAAAAGGTGCCTTTTTTAATACCTTTTTAGCTACTTTTTTACTAAATGCGTTTTAAAGGCGTTTATTTGCGTTTTAAGAGACTTTTTTATTTTATGGTATAATTACACTATTTTAGTTTTAACCGCTTACTATGAGTAAAAAATTAAGGGATAACGACCGGTTGGAAGTGTGGCTGAAGAGTGCGTAAACTTCTTCAAATATTTTTGATTAAAAAATGTTTTGGTTTTTGAAATGCCTAAAGTGGAACGGGGGTTTATAGTAAAATATTTTAATTTTTCTTCCAATAACTCGAACATTTTTTGAAAAAATTGATTTTAAAAAAGGCGAACATTTGTATAAATATATAGCGAACAAGTGTATGCTTTTTTAGGTACAAAAAAAGTGTAATTTTGTTACACTTGGTTGACATTTATTTGTCTTGTTCTAGTGTCAACTGCTCCTCGATCATCTGTATGCTATCACTCTCGTGAACCCTTGAATTTAAAGGGGTTAAGCTTACCCTAAGATTAGAGCTATCAGACATGGAAAACCAGTTCTTGCTAAGGAAAGTATATAGATTTGAGCTGATTGTACCGTCTATTGCACCTAGTAAAGTTACATCGTGAGCTATCTCATAAAAGTTACAAACAAATGTATGACTTTTACAGTTTTCATCTTGTTTACTCTTATTAAGTCTAGTACTATCAACACCACTATAAGCACAAAGACCACTAATAGTAGGTACTTGCTTAGTATTCTTACATAACATGGTATAGTCAATAATATCTTCAATAAGCTCATCTTCACTAACTGTTTGCTTTTTAGATAAACAATTCTGAATAAACCTACCATACATATTATCCAAATAGCTACTAACATTACTATCACTAAATAACTTACCTACCTTAGAGACTGCATACTGTTTTGACTGATTACTCTGTAGTCTATCAATCGTACTAGCTAGGCGATCTTCCTTACTAGTGTTGTATCTAGCCGTCTTTCTATTACTAGAATTTTCTGAATACTCAACACTTTTACATAACTCTTCTTCTAATCTTCCACTATCTCTAAATATATCTATAATCTTCTTTTTATCTTCTTCTTTTTTCTCATCACTATCATTTGCAACATCAATATTTAACTTTTTTAATTCTTCATCTAATAATTTAACATCATAAATTTTTTTATCAATACATAACTTTTTTAATTCTTCATCATTTAATTTTTTAATATCATCTAAAGTTTTAACATCTTCCCTTTTTAATTCTTGCATATTAGTATCACCACATAAATAAAGTATATCATACTTTTTAAATTATGTCAACATAATATACAACCATGTATATCATTATCTTTAAAAATAATGCCTAAAATCTTTGGTTACACTTATAAAATAAGGCTTTACAAGATTTGTAACCTAACAAAATAGCTTTGGTTACAATTTTGGTTACTTTCTAAACCCTTATAAAATAAGCCTTTATCTTATTCTCTTTCTTTTTGTAACCTAGTAACCAAGTATATAAAATCAGAAAAAGTATATAGTACAATATAATGACAAGTATAATAATAAAAAAATAAGTGTATTTTTATGTATGTATAATTTTCCGCCTATATAGGAAATTTAAATTTTTGGTTACAACTGGCATAAACCCTTATAAATAAAGGGTAACCAAGAGGTTACCAAGTGGTGTAACTTGTAACCAAAATAGTTACAAAGTGGGTTAATATTGAATAATATTGAATAGTATTGAATAATTATAAAAACGATGCCATTTTTTTGACATGCCGTTATTTCGTACATATTATGACTTTTTTTGAATAATATTATTAAAAAAACAAAGACAATTTTTTGACATGTTATTAAAAAATCTTGACATGATATTGTCATTGTGATATTATATTTTACGAAAGGATAGATGTGTCATGCCATTTATTATGATAGGAAAAGAAAAATATGAGATTGATTATGTATTATATAGCAATGATATGCGACTTATACTTTTTAAATATAATTCAAGAAAAAGATTAAAAAAAGAATTAAGAAGTGTGTTTAATACAAATAGTTTTGTTGTTTTAGAAAAACGGCTTGATAAGTATAATTTAAAATTAGAATTAGTTATGAAAACAAGAGCATTTGATTATTATGAGATAAAAACGAAAAATATTTATGGTGGTCGTGTTAAAACTAATAATAATGACGGTATGAAAATTAAGTTTAATTTAAGTAGTGTGAAAGGAAACGAAGAATAATGACAAAAATAAATAGGAATATTAATTATCCCGAAATTGATGAGGGTATGGTTATTAAATTTGATTTTATTAATATGGATAATGAAGACAATTTTAGACTTTATTATGTTACAACACCTTTTAATGGTTTTTTACCTATGCTTAGACCTATTATTATGGGGCTTGATAGTTATAATAAAACGCTTGAAGACATCAATAAAGAATTAGCAGAGATTAAGACAACTTGTTTTTTAATGGAAGTACATGAAACTTATAATTATTATGAGATATATGCAAATAGTAGAATTACGAAAGAAGTTATCAAAAGAGCAATTGCTCCAAAAATAGATTTTACTAGTATTAGTGTTGGAACTTATCAAAAGAGCAATCGCCCTGAAAATAAATTTTATGAGTATTAATATTAAATAAAGTATATAAAAATATATACTTTTTTTTCATACTTTTTTCTCTTTAATTCATAATAAAATCAACGCTTTTTTGACTTTTATTGAATTTTTTTACAATAATTTTAAAAAAAGTGTTGACTTTTTTAACAATAGGTGGTATTATTGAATTACCGAAAGGGAAGAAAGGATGATTTTATGAAAGATATTTATGTTGATATCAGAAATGATTATGTTATGCAAGAGGTATTTAAAGGAAAAGACTTCGTGTCAATTGAAGATTTACTTGATACCATTGATAGCTTAATGGGGGATCTTGATGAAAAAAATAAGAAGATTAAAGAATTATCAGAATTTAAAGATAATATGTGTAATAAAATAGAAGATAACCCATATAGTTATTACGGTGTTAATGAAAATGATTTTTAATGAAATATGAAAGTATAAAAGAAAGTGAGGAAGATTAGATTATGAAGTATAAAATATTAGATACTGAAAAAATAGTAGATGAGACATATTTGAGAAAATTATTGTTTGATTACGAATTAGAGGATATTGTAGATAATAAAGATAATTTTTTCAAAGGCATATATGACATCAAAAGTCAATGTAATATGCTGAAAATAGCACAAGAGGGAGAATTTGATGTTGTATTATATTATTTATCTACTAATTGGGGTGTAGATGTAGATTGGGTTATAGATATAGAAGAAGTTAAGGAGAGTGAATAATTATGGTTAATAAGATTATTTTAAGAGATAGTTGTGATAGTCAATATGATGATTTAATTACTTTTGATAAAGATGTATCGCTTGATGACATTGAAAGAGTAATTGAAGAAGTTAAAAATAGTAATGAGGACTATACAAATGAAGATATCTATAAAGAATTGAAGAAGTTATCATCATTTGAAATTGAGTGGATAGGAGACTACGATATTGTTGAATATTAGAAAAGGAAGTGAATAGTTATGATGAATAATAGTTTGTATGATAATGGAGATTGTTTATTAGGACAAGTAAGTGTAATAAAAAAATATATTCATGATGAGTTTAAAGATAGTGAAGATTACGAAGATTTATTAAAAGAATTAAATAACTATGATGAGGATAGTATAGTGGTTATCAATTATGATAACATGGGGTATTTGGGTTATAGCATAGATGAGTTTACTAGAAGTGATATTATTTATATTGAAAGTAAGGAGAGTGATTAAGATGTTAAATGATATATTAAATAAATATTTTGATTTAAAAGAAAATCATAATAAAAGAGAATATTATAATAGTTATAGTAAACTTGTTGATTTAATTTATGATTTAGGAGATTTAGGAATATTCTATAGTAGTGGAGATAGTAATATCTTCGTTGATAAATTAGATGATATAAGAGATGATTTAGAAGAAAAAGCAATAAGGAAATGGGAGAGTGAATAGTATGAAAAAAGAAGTATTAAATATTATGGAAGAATTAGAGAGGTTAAGTAGCAAAGATTATAGGACTTTTGAATTAGCACTTGCATTGTTCTTGAGAAGTGATAGAGATGTAGTAAAATCATTATCAAATAGAGAATTAAAAAAATTAGATAATACAATTTATTATAGTGATTACTTTATGAGTGATGATTTAAGAGATTATGTTGATAGTGTTGTGGAGGGATAGTAATGTTTAAAAAAGGTTTAGAGGAAGAATTTAATGATTGGCTTGATAATACCGAGTTTAACAGTGAAGTATTTGATAAAGTTAATGATTTAACTGATGTAGACAAAAATTATATTATAGACAATATATTAGATGACGCAGAGTTAACACAAGAGATGTTTAATTGTTTTGAGTGGTATTTGAATAATTACCTAGATATACATAAAAAGGAGAGTGATTAAAATGATTAAAACATTATATAATGAAATAAATTATGGAGATATGGTAGAATTATTTTATGATACTAACAATAAAAAGTATATCTTGATTATAAATAATAAAAAACTAATATTGGATAATAAAGGAGAGTGATTAGTATGGAAAAGAAATATATTCATTATAAAAAAGTAGAGGGTAATTTTGGTATAGAAATAGATGAGAGTGTAGCTAAAAAATATATAAAATTAAAAAAAGAAATAGCACGCCTTGAAAAAGAGCTTGCTCCTATTGAAAATAAATTAAAAGAAGATAGTATAGATGTGTTATCAAAATTAGAAGAGAAGAAGTTTACTTCAAATGATATTAATATTACTTATATAAAACCATATATCAAAAATAGCTTTGATACAACTAGATTTAAAAGTGAAAAACCTACTCTATACAAGAAATATATAAAAGAAACAAATGTAAAAGCAAGTGTTAAAATTGAGGTGGTATAAAGTGGGAATAGCAAATATAGAACAAATGATAAAAAAATGTGGGAATAACCCTAGAGTTTTTAAAAATGATGGATCACTTACGAAACAAGGAGAAAAAACTCTAGAGCAGATGAAAGAAGTATTTTCAATGTTTACTAGTGAGAGTGGTTTATTATCAGATGAGTATAAAAACAATGTTTTTTCTCGCATTGATAACATAATTAATAATAATAAGATAGATACATCTTTAAATGGATCATTACATACAACCATAACAGACAAAGATAAAGAGAAAATATATTCCCTTTATAGGGAAAAAGGTGTAACACAACAATCTCTTGCAAATGCTTATATGGTAAGTCAACAAAGAATAGCGTACATTATAAAAGAAATGAAAGAAAAGAATGGTAAAAAAAGTTAAAATGTGATACAATAATTATAATGAGGTGGATAAGATGACAAAAAAAGAAGCGAGTAATTTTTATGATAAACTATCAGATCGTGAAAGAGATTTTATGTTTAAATTGATGTTATCATACGAAAAATTAGAAAAAGATAATAAAAACTTGCAAGGTAGAATAGAAAACCTAGAGAAAACACTTGAAAGAAAAGAACAAATTATAATTGAATTACGACTAGAATTAGCAGAAGAGGGTAAAAATGCTTGATAAATCAATTGAATATGGTAAAGAAAAGAGAAAAGTATATAGAGGTGCAAAAGCTGTTGATAAGTGCTGTAGAAATCACGGTAGTTGTAAATGGTGCTTAGAAAACCGACTTTATAGTAGTAGAAAGAGGAAGATGATGTATGAAAATAATGATATCAAATGTAATTGTAATAAAAAATCCGACAAAAGAAATTAAAGACTTTTGTATAAAAGAACTTACATTTAAAAATCCGGAATATCAGAAGAAGTTAAAAATGGGTTTTTATGCTTATGGTACTCCAAAAGAAATAAAACTATATGATATTTATGAAGATAACTTATATGTTCCTACCGGTTTCTTTAATGATTTATGGAAAAAACATCCATATATTGATGATTATATTGATTATAGTACATCAGTACCTATTGAAGTTACAAGTAATATAAAACTTAGAGATTATCAAGAGCCGGCGGTTAGAGCAGTTAAAGAAAACATGTGCGGTATTATATCTATGGGTTGTGGTATGGGGAAGACTTGTACTTGTATAGAGTGTATTTGTGAGACAAAACAAAAAACATTGTGGATAGCCGGTACTATTGATCTAATTAACCAAGCAAAAGAAACGGCAGAGAGTTTGACTAGTTTAAAAGTTAGCTTAATTACTGATGGAAAATGTGATACATCAGGAGATATGGTGTGTGGTACTCCACAATCAATAATTAAGTTTATTGAAAATGGTACTTTAAAATCAGATATGTTTGGCTTTGTAGTACAAGATGAGTGTCATCATGTCTCGGCAAGCCCAAAGTCTATGCAAATGTTTAGAAGATGTATAGAACATTTTGCGAGTAAATATAGAGTTGGTTTGACGGCAACTTGTTGGCGAAGTGATGGACTAGAGGGTTGTATATTAAAAATAATGGGTGGTATTATCTACAATGTAGAACAATATAAAGATAAGTATAGATGTGTATATAATAACGAGGTGTTATTAGAATTACCTATGAATAAGTTTCAAGTACCGGCAATAATTAAAGTTATTGAAACGAACTATAATATAATTGATAAACCTGTGTATGATAAAAACGGAGGTACACTTCAGTTTGCAAGTTTGATTACAAATATATCGGAGGATAAAGAAAGAAACGACATTATTATTAAAACATTAAAAGGTATTGAGGGAAGTACAATTGTATTGTCGGATAGAACATCACAACTAGATTATTTATGTGGTAAGGTAAATAACGGGGTAGTAGTTACCGGAAGTACTCCGAAAAAAGTAAGAGAAAAGGCACTAAACGATATGAGAGAGGGTAAAATAAAATATTTGTTTAGCACATATCAGCTTGCCAAAGAGGGACTAGACATTCCTATACTTGAAAATCTAGTTATGGCAACTCCTGTTAAAACTTTCTCAACAGTAAAACAAGCTGTTGGTAGATGCCAAAGACCTTATGGCAACAAATGTGTTGCAAGAGTTTATGATTTTATGGATAATGTGGGTATGCTTTATAACTTCTTCAATAAAAGACGAAGTATATACAGAAAGAATAATTGGGATATTGAAAACATTTATTTAGGAGGGGATTAATATGATATTAATATTATTACTTGTGGGTTTATTTATGATATTAATAGGAGCAGATTTTTAATGACATTTTCACAATTAATTATATATGAAGGTATAAAGAAATATTATAAAGCGAACGGATGTATGCCTACACTAAGAGAATTAGCAAACATCTGTTCGTTATCTAGTAGAGGTAATGTATTCACACATTTGCATAACTTAGAAAAACTAGGTTATATTGAAATAATAAAAAATAAAAAAAGAGGTATTATATTAAAAGGAGATGGTAATAATGGATAAATTAGATATACAAACATATGTTCGTAATAATCAAGATACTATATATAGATTATGGAAATACAAAAAAGTATTTACACCTTATGAAATCAAAGCAAGGTTTAAAGATGAAAGTATTTATGAAGAGGATATTTGTACATTTGCAAAAATAGAAGAAGTTATTTGCTTGCCAAATGATATGCTAATAAAGTTTAGAGTTATGTTTGAGAATTTTGTATGTGATGATGAGGAAAAAAACTTTATTGATAGTGGGTTTTATATATTTGAAAGATTATCAGATATAAAGTTATCGGAGTATGATCGTGATAATGGACGAGAGATACAATAAATTACTTGGGGCATATAAAAAATTAAAGAAAAAATTAGATATGATTGAAGATATGTATTTCTCGCATATGCGAACATGTGCTGAAAGAGAAGCTCATATAAAATATTTAGAGTGGAAAGTTAAAGATTTGGAGGAAAGATTAAATTATGATGACAGATAAAGATTATAATGCAGTTGCACTTGAACTTGTAAAGATGAGTTTGGAAAATATAACAAAAGTTGATTTAGGTGATGTGTATCTTGACCCTAATGATATTACAAATGATACTAATATGATAGACCTAAGTTCGCTTTATAATTATTATTACGAAAAAATAACAGAAAACAATAAGCAAAAAGTGGAACACTTCTCTATAGTAAAAAATACGGAAAAAAGTTCTAATAACTCTGAGTTTTTGCAAAGACTTAGAGAAAAAATTGTTGAAAATTCAGGAGACATGGAACCTAGAGTTAACACATTATTATTAAATATGATCGATACAGAACTTAAAAAATAATTTTACAAAATGTCACGAAAACAAGTTGACATTTTTTTTATTTTATAGTATGATTTAATCACAGAGTAGCATTGTGAGGTAGATATAATGAAAACAACTCAAAACCCTAGAATATATTTTCTTAAAAATAAATATAATCGTAAAGAACTACTTGGTGGTAGAAAGATTAATTATGTAAGCCGAGAGATATGTTATAATAGAGAACATGTAGCACTCATACTTAAAGGAGAATTTCCTTGTAGTAAGAAAACGGCTGAAGATTTAATCAATGCTTTATCACTAAAAGGTAGTCTTGACGATTATTTTTATATGATGAATAAGGAGGAGTATGAGACATGGAAAAAGACACTAAAGAATTAACAAAAGAAGACTTACTCAATCCTGATTTCATTCCTAGTATATTTGAGAATTATAAAGACCCGCAAGAAAGAGAAGAAGTACTTACCGAAATAATGGAAATTGGCAAAACTTACAAGGTGGGTGGAAAATTAAAAGATGCAATAGGAAGATGCACACAGGCGGAGCAGAGTATTGCTGGTCAAGTGTTTAACTTTTTAATTTTTAATAAATCAGGTAATCCTGAAGTAACTACACAAAACTTTTTAAATATTTTTGAGAATGATCCTAAAATATCTAATAATGTTAGGTATGATGAATTTTCAGGGATAGTTAGTAGATTTAAGAATGGTAAATGGGTACCATGGACAGATTCAGATGATTCCGATTTAATGTGTGATATTGAAAAAGAATATAAAATATATAACTCTGATAAATATTATAAAGCGTTTGATAAATTTATAAAAGATCGTGCGGAAAACCCGCTAAAAGAATTAATAGAAAGAGAGCCATGGGATGGTGTTCCGAGACTAGATAGATTTTTAATAGATATATTTCATTGTGATGATGAAAGATATACTGAAGAAGTATCTCGTATGATATTTTATGGTGGTATTAGCCGTTTATATGACCCCGGATGTAAATTTGATTATATGCCAATATTTATAGGAGCTCAAGGAACTTATAAAAGTACCCTTGTTAAATGGCTTGCTTTAGAAGAAAAATATTTTAGAGAGATATCTACAATTGAAGGTAAAGATGCTATGGAAATACTTGAAGGTGCTTGGATATGTGAGTTTGCGGAATTACTAGCGATGGTAAGAACTAGAGAAGTTGAAGCAATGAAAGGCTATATAAGTAGGACAACAGATACATTTAGAAGAAGTTATGATAGAAGAGTATCACATGTTCCTAGAAGCTGTATTTTTATTGGAACAACAAACGAAGAAGAGTTTTTAGTAGATAAGACAGGTAATAGAAGATATTTACCTATTAAGATAAGAACAAAAATGGGTGAGTTTTATGGAAAAGAAGAAGAGATAAAAAATTATATATTAGCTTGTTGGCGAGAAGCTCTTTATTTATATAATCATGGACAGACTTATTTATCACTACCTCTTGATGTATATGAAATTGCTGTTAGAAAACAAGAAGGGGCTGTTGAGGATGACCCTAAAGTTGGTTTAATTAGAGAATATCTTGATAATCAAGAAGTTGGATATAAAGTTTGCTGTTTAGAATTATTTACAAAATGTTTAAATGGAATAAAGAAGAACTATGATAGAAGTGCATCTCGTGATATTGGTAGGATATTAAATAATATACCTGGTTGGGAACGAGGAGAGAAAACAACAAGACTACAAGACTATGGTGTTCAGAAGTATTGGGAGAAAATGGAATGATTTAGATTAAAAAGTAATTTTATATTACTTTTTTTAATTTTCCTATTGACTTTTTTTGTAGAATAGTGTAGAATTAAATTAAGAAAGGAGATAACATGAAAACATATTATAAAAATAAAAGAAATAAAGTAGGGTTATCACAAAGTGATATGGCTAGGGAACTTGGTATCCCTTGTGTGAAATACGAGCAAATAGAGAGAGGAGAAATAAAAATGCCAAAAAAATTAATTGATAAGTTTAATGAAATAATTACTCGTGGTAATAATATTCATTCACTTGAAAAATTAGAACATGAAAGAGAGGTGAATGAATATATTGATTGGTTAATTAAAGATGATCATTTAAAATTAGAAATGAATATGTTTAATATATCAACTCGAAACGAATTAGGACAACTATTAGGATATAAGGACGGTACAATACTTAGTAAATTATTTTCTGGAAAATATGCAAATGGTTATGCTTATGATTTAAAAAATAAAATATATTTGTTTTTTCATGATGAACTTAATATGCAACCAAAAAAATTAAATAAACAAATATCAAATAAACAAAAATCAATTACAAGTAAATTAAAAAAATATTGCGAAACTTATGGGTTAACACAATCTGAATTGTCTAAACAGATGTGTATGAGCCAACCGACTATTAATAGACTTTTAAAAGAAACACGAATAGTGGGTAATTCAACTTTGAGTAAAATAGATATCTTTTTAAAGAACAAAGGTTTTAATAACGATTGTGTAGAGTCAACCGTAGAAGAAAAATCTGTACCACAAGCTATGTTTTTAGAACCAACACCAAACGAAGACACAGATATGCTTTTCCCAGAGTTACCAAGTGACGATTCTAATATAACAGTTGTAGATTTTGACTTAAATAGTTCTGAAAAAACTACTGATGTTACTATTCCTGATGAAACAGATTCAAAAGAACTATATAGTATCAAAAAGATATATAGTGAAAATCATGAAAAGATACAAAAATTAACTGAAGAAATTAATAAATTAGTACAAAGAGAAGCTGTACTACTAGATATACTAAAAGAAATTGAGAGGTTATAATTATGGATTTAGCGATTAAAGTTTACGATATCGATTATTCGTTTTTATTAAAAAATTATATAAACCCTGAGTATTGGAATAAATCATGGCATTTATTTGTGTATAAAGATTTTGTATTTGATTTGTCAATGAGTAGTATTGATTGTGAAGATAAAAAAATTTGTTTTAAAATTAAAGGAACACACTGTGAAGACAGCAGGGCTACTTATATTTATTATTACCTTAATAACACAACAATACCTGTGCTTAAAAAACAAATAAATGGTGCGATAATAAGTGTTATGGAAAGTCTTGAAAAATATGAAATTCGTGAGCAAAACGGATATAATCATCTATGCAAATTAGAATATGAAGAAAACGAACAATTAGAAAGTTTAGCAGTTGATTTCTTAGATGAGCACGGAATTGATAATAAAAAATTAAGAGAACTATTTATAGATGATTACAAAAGTGCTTATAGTACTATGTATGAAAAAAAAGAAGCATATATTGAAAATAACTTATATACTGTGTTTACAGATATGTATGTTACATTCACAAGTATCACTAAAGATGAAACACGACTTAACAACATACTTACTAAAACAAGAAGCACTATTGATTTAAATAAAATCAATAAAGAACTTGAAGAGTATGGTTGCACTCTAACTTCAAAAGAGCATTTAGAATATTTAAAAGATGGTTTAGAGGAGATTGAGATATAATGAGAGGTGTTTGGGAAAAATTAAACATCCTATATGTGAACAAAGGTCTTAGAATATTTCCAGTAATGGAAAATGGAAAATTACCAATACTAAAGAGTTGGCAAACAGAATGTTCGGCATCGTTTACACAAATTTTGTATTGGATTGAGAACACTAAAAATTGTAATTGGGGACTTCCAGCAACACCAAATAATCTATTCGTTATAGATTTAGATGTACATGATGAAAGTAAGAATGGGATAGAAAACTTTGCGAAGTTGCTTTCTGATATCGGACTATCATGTGAAGAAGCGAATACTCTTATCCAAGTTACACCATCAGGTGGTAAACACTTAATATATTTATCGGATAATGAATTAAAAGAAGTTGCAAATACTTCACAAAGTTTTGATAAATATCCAGGTATTGATGTTCGTACAAGTGGTTATATAGTAGTTGAACCATCAGTGATAAATGGTAAAGAATATAAGTTTACAACAGATATTGAGCCACAACCTATGCCAGAAAAATTAAAAGAGTTTATATTGAATAACTCTGAAAAAAAAGGCAAAGAAAAAACTCCTTATGTTAAACCTAAGGAGCAGGTTGAGATTGGAAATCGTGATACTTCGTTATTTCAATATATAACTCATTTATACTACAAAACAGATTTAGACTTTGACGAAATATTACTACTAGCCGAAGTGTTTAATGAGAGTTTTGAAGAACCATATCCAAATCGGGATGTTGAATATAAGGTTAAAAAAGCTTTTGAAAAATCTCGTGGAAATAGAATAATAATTAATGTAGGAGGGGAAGATGAATAAAGACAATAAATATACTAATGATTATAAAAAACTAGAAAAAAGAAAGATATTAAGTGAAATAAATATGTTTATTAGTATAGTCAATGTTCTTGTGAGTGGTTTAAATGCTTTTATATTCCACAATGAAATATTAACATATATTTGTGTAGTTTTACTAATTATAACCATCACAACTTTTGGTTATTTGATAGTAACAGAATAAAAAAATTGAGGAGGAGTCCTCAATTAAGAAATGAACAAAGTGCTAAAGTTAATTTAACACTAATATATTATAACATATTTGTGAAGTTTAGTAAAATCTATTGACTTATAGTGAATAATTATGTATAATTTAGATAGGAGGTAAGGTTATGGACTTTAAAGAAATGATGAAGCAAAAGAAAATGGAACTATCGATGAGCAACGCACAATTTGCTGAGTATATTGGTAAGCATCGTTCGTGGGTCGTTGCACTATTTAATCCGAATGCAATACCAAGACCTCTAAGAGAAACAACGATGTATGTACTTCATGATAAGTTAAAAATTCCGTTTGAAGTAATGGAAGAATATAACGAAAAAGTTTTAGAAAGTAGAGGTTAAGATATGGGTCTTAAACAACAAGTTGTAGGAAAAACATGGGAACAGGAAATAATTGATGCTTACTATGATAAAGGTTGGCAACCATTTAAAATACCGACAGAAATAAAAGGAACCTGCTTTGATATTATTTTAATTAAAAACTCTAGTTGCATGTGTATCGAAGCGAAACATATACAGGGTGATAAGTTGTATTTTAAAGGTAGCGGACTTTCAAAAAAACAAGATGAACTAAATCATTTTGTGAGCCATTGTAAAACCAATGTTTATATTTTTGTTAAGTCAGACAAAACAGGATGTTTTTGGACAAGTTGGATAGAGGCTAAAAACCATTTTCTAAAAAAAGGTTATATTTGTAAAGAAGATTGTATAGATATGGGGGGTATGTTAGAGTGATATGTAAGTTTGGCGATAAGTTAGAATGTTATAGTTCTAATGGTAAATCGGTTTTTACGATTTCAGCGGACGGTATAAACTTTGAGGGATTAGACTGGGATGATTATTATCACATGTTTGATGAAGCATATTATTCAACTAATCATGACTCAGTTACACTAGAAACAGGTGGTATAACCTGTAATGGTAAAACAATTAGAAGTTATATAGATTTGCTTGACTCGCAATTTTATAATTTAGAAGGCGAAGATTGTTTTTTAGAAGAAGCGAGAAACTTTAATCCTTGTGATTATTGTTCACTTGCTGATGAACAAAAGACATATCAAGCAATTATGAATAAATGGGGGAGTAAATGGAAATATGAATATAAAAATAAGGAGGAGAAAGAAATGAATAAAGTTTTAGAATTACATTATGAAAGAAGAATAAAAAAATTAGGAGAGTTTTATAAAGAACTTAAAGAACAAGAATATAATGAATTAGAGGTTGTTAAAGAATTTAATAATGTTGTTGAAGAATATAATAACAAAATGCAAGAATTAATGGGAAAATATAGAGAAGAAGATGAAAATATGTCTTTGATACATAAAACAGGCTATAATGAATACCCTTATGTACTTAGTCACGCCGTTAAAGATGACATTATTAAATCTTTAGGCAAACAATATGAAGAAGATAAAAAAGCATTACTTGAAGAAAAAGAAACAATCGCAGCTGTTTTATCACTAAGTGAAGATAAAGATTATCAAGTTGAAGTATTGAAAAACTATGAAATACTTGATAAAAAAGGCATGATGATAGAGGATGATGAATAATGGATGAACCTATTTTTAAAAACTATAAAGAAAAACAAGCATATTATAGAGAGAAATATAAAAATAGGGGAACTATCATTCACATAAGTAAGGTAATTGATAGATATGGAAAAGTAAAACAACCTGGAAAAACTTATCATAGTGAGAAAGGTGAAGCCCGTACTATTAAAAGAAGAGCAAAAGAAGAAAAAATGAAAAAATAAGAAAGGAGAAGAAACTTAAATTATTATTTAAATAAATGGGTTTCTTCTTTTTATATTTGGAGGAATTATGGTCAAATATACTAAGTTTGAATTAATAGAACGAATATTAACTGGGTTAATAACTGATGGTAGTTATTGGTTAATTGATAAGGTACTTTGTAAATGGGATGATGAAGGTAAACGCTTTCTTTTAATAATGAACCCTAATAGAATCACCGGTTTTGAATTTAATGATTTAAATGAAGTTGTATATGAACTTGTAGATTATGAGGTGGAAAGTAATGAATAAAAATATTGGTGATATGACAATAGATGAGCTAAAGGACTTTATCATTGAATTACAAGAAGAAAATGGTAGATATGAGAGAATAATCGATAAAGCAATAGCATACATAGAAGGTTTGGAAGAAAACGAATGGATATCTTTCGGACGAAGTATTCTATTCGATATATTGAAAGGTGATGAAAATGATAAAAATAATTAAAAAAGGATATAAAATAAAACCCGAAGATATTGTTTATGTAAAAAAGTGTTATGTTTGTGGTTGCAAATTTACTTATCAATTAAATGACTTACATATGGGATATGATGATGTATATATTACTTGTCCCGACTGTGGTTATAGTCGTTCTATATTTTTTAAGAAGAAATACAAAGGTGATAAAAATGAGTAAAAAAGTTTTAATATATGATACTGAAACAAAAGGTGTTGAACAATACAATATATATAATCAGATGGATACTAAGAACTATAATTGTTTTGCAGTATCTAAAAAAGATTCTAGTGAGGTTATTCCGCTACATTACGGTTTTCAATTAATTCTATCTGAAGATGAAAAAGCACTAGAGTTAGAGCCGGAATTAAAAGAAGCATTACAAAAGTTTAATATAAATAAAGAATTGGTTGATAAAACAAACGAATTGGAAAATGTAAAAAAACAAATGGAAGAAGAACTTGTTCGATTAAATAAAATAAGGACAATTAATGAGTTTATTACAAAACATATATATACATTTTATAATTCTAAAGAGACTGTGTTTGCGGACTATGTTACAGATTATGTGCATGACCAGGATGACATAGATGAATATGATTGGTGATAATCGATGAATATACTAAAAAATAATTTTACGGTAATGGGATTGGTTGAAAAATTTCTCGAAGAAACAGATTATAAAATAAAGCCCATTGATAGAGAAATCGAAGTTGAGGATATGCTTGAAGTCGATAAGGAAACAGGGAAAGTTATAAATTACGGCTCAATAAATGACATTATAAACACCGAGGAATTTAAACAGTGGTTTAAGTTAAAATTAGAAGAAGAAGGTGTTGATAATGGATGTATATAATTGCAATAGTTTGGACATATTCACACAATTAATAAAAAAATATAAAGATGAACATATCATTATTGTCACAGACCCTCCGTTTAATATTGGTTATAAATATAATGAATATTTGGACAATATGGATGAAACAGAATACTACGAAATGATAGAGTTTTTCATAAACGATTTGCCAAGTGTAATTATCCATTATCCTGAACAGCTATATAAAATATCATTTCAGATTGGGAAGTTCCCTGAGAAAGTAATTAGTTGGGTTTATAACTCTAATACAGCAAAACAACATCGAGATATTGCTTTTTTCGGAATCAAACCAAACATGGCTCAAGTTAGACAACCTTATAAAAATCCAAACGATAAACGAATACAAGAGCGAATCGCCAAAGGTTGTGTGGGAGCTAAATTATATGACTGGTGGGATATAAATCAAGTTAAAAATGTTAGTAAGGAAAAGACAACACATCCGTGTCAAATGCCATTACAAGTTATGAAAAATATTGTAGGCATTTTGCCGTATGATTGTGTAATAATCGATCCCTTTATGGGAAGTGGAACAACTGGAGAGGCTATCATTGAAATGAATAGAATACAAAATGCTAACAGAAAGTTCGTTGGTATTGAAATCGATGAGAAATATTTCAATATAGCGAAAGAACGAATAGAAAAAGCACAAAATAAATGGGATGATTTGGATTAATGAGAGAGGTGTAGCAATGGAATTTTGGATGAATAATAGGCGATGGACTATAGAAGAGGTCAACAGCGATTGGTTATTGACAGAATATAGAAAAGAAAACGATAAAGGTGTATATTGTTTTGGTTTAACGAGATATAATGAGCAAGCTATCTATATAAATACTGAGGTACATAGAGATGTTAAAAAACAAACATTGTATCACGAGTTAATGCACTGTTATTTATGGAACTATGCTCAAAACTTTGATGAAGTAAGTGAGGAATTATTATGTGATATATCAGCAAATAGTCATGATATCATACATAAAATTGCAGAAACATACTTTGAATACTTTGAGTTGAAAGAGGGTGATTAGATTGCGATATCTAAGTATATTTGAAAAAGATAGTGATATATTGGTGGCTATCGATGACATATTTTTAAAAAACAAATGGTACGATTTAGATTGTACTTATTCAAAAGGTGTGTTTTATAAAGATATTAAAGAACCACGATTAAAAAGTGATTTGATTCCACTAAACAAATATATTATTAAAAGTGATTGTACAGAACTTAATTTTATTGATGATAATAGTCTGAATAGTATAGTCTTTGATCCACCGTTTCTCTTTAGAAAAAGAAAGAGTGTGAATAATGATAAAATTAGTGCAAGATTTACATATTTTAATAGTTATGATGATCTACAAGATATGTATAAAAGGTCACTAGATTGCTTTAAAAGAAAATTGAAAAAGGGTGGATATGTTTGTTTTAAATGTCAAGACATGACTGATGGAAAATTTTATTGTACTCATAATTTTATAATCAATTATGCTGAAAAAATAGGATTTGAATTAAAAGACATTATTATTAAAAAGAGTAAAACTAAATTACAAAGAGATGCGAAACAACAAAATTGTGTTGCAAAGATACATAGTTATTGGTTAATTTTAAAATTGAAAGAAAGTGATAATAATGGATTTTCCAACATTTGACGAATTATTAGATAGAATTTTCTATTGTGATTCAGAGGTCTTCGCACACGACACACTATTCGTATTTATCTCTCATAAAACACAGGAACGATTTGTTTTTCACAACTCAACTTGTGATGAGTATCAGAATTTTATAGATGAGTACAACCCAATACTTGTAACATACAATGGGAAGTCCTATGATAAATATATCTTAAAAGCATGCTTGCTTGGATATTCACCTGAGGAAACCAAAGAGATAAATGATTTTATAATAGGTGGAAATAATGGATGGGAATATCCTTTTCAGGGTTATTGTGAAATGCCACCACTTTGGGATTTGTTCGATTGCATTAAAACATTTAAATCATTGAAAGAAATCGAAGGCAATTTAAGAATGGATATTACAGAAACTACAATACCATTTGACCTTCCTGATAAATGGAATAAACAACAATTTGAGGAAGTATTGTATTATTGTACTATGGATGTTAAAGCATTGATACCATTATTTAAAAGACTTTTGAATAATTATAAAGCGAAATATACAATTTGTAAATTGGGTAAAATAGATCCACAAAAAGGATTAGGGATGACTGATGCTAATTTAACAGCAACATTGCTTAAGGCTGAAAGGCATGATTATGATGATGCGTTTTTATACACATATCCAAGTGTGATAGACAAAAAAAAGATACCACAAGAAGTATTAGATTATATCGATGATTTGATAGCACATAATGATTTGAATTATAAAAGAGAAGCACCATCAGTAAAGTATGACGACTGTATTGTCCAACTTGGAGTTGGTGGTTGTCATGGAGCAAAAGAAACAACATTCATATATAATAGAGGGGATGTATTGATGTGTAAGATAAATAAGGTGAATTAGATTGAGGGTGATATTCTATGACTAAGGTATTTAAAAATTTTGACGTATCAAGTCTATATCCCAACATAGTTAGAATATTTGGATATTCAAGTAGAAGTCAAAAGAATAAGTCAGAATATGTTGACACTTTAAAACTTCGTATGGATGCAAAACATAAACGTGTATCACAAGACTTTTTGGATAGCATAGACTCGACTAACGATGATTTAAAAAGTGGTTTAAAATTACCAATCAATGCTTATACAGGTGCTCTTCGTGCAAAGTTCAATCCATTATACGATCCATTACAAGGTTTCTCAATATGCACAACCGCTCAACAACTAATACTTCAATTAATACATGACTTAAAACAAGTACCAACTATTGAAATTATCATGGCGAATACTGACGCCGTGGGATATACAATTGAGGAAGAATATCAACCACAAGCATTGCAATTTATAAAAGATTGGGAAGAATTAACAAATCTTGAAATGGAAGAGGATAACATTGTTAAAATGGTTATGCGTGACGTAAATAATTATTGCGAAATAGTACAAGTTGGGGATAATGATTTTAAGGTAAACTATAAAGGTGGAGAGTTTAAAGGAAAACACAAGTTTAAATGGAATAAAGAAGAACGAATATTTGAATATTCATTCGATGATGAAATTGAAGCAAACTCTCTTACAATAGTTAGTGAAGCACTTCTTAAAAAATTGTTATTTGATATTCCAATTGAAGATACTATCAATAATTGTAATGACATATTTAGGTTTCAAATGATAACACATCTTGGTGGTACTTATGAAAAGTGTGTTCAAGAAAGCCCAAATGGTGATATTGAACTTCAAAGAAATAATCGTATTTATGCTTCAAATGGAACAAGTGGAACTATAATCAAAGTTAAGCCAGATGGCAGAAGAGACAGCCTTGCACTCTGCCCACCCAATCCTATTGTTGATAATAAAAATGAGTGTACTATTGAAGATGTTAATAAACTGTGGTATATTAAGATTGCTAATCAAAAATTAAATGATTTCCTAGGCATCAAAAGATTAACAGAATATAAAAAAGATGAACTACTAACCATGGCTAAAGACCTAGGTTTAGAAGTAGATAAAAAGACTAAAAAGGATGAACTAATAAAAATAATAGAAGAAAGAAATGAGGTAATGAAAATGGCTACAAAAAAAGTAGAAACAGAAGAAAAAGAAATAACACAAAACACAGGTAATTGTGAAATTGCACTAAATATTTATCAAAAATTAAATATGATTAAATCTGAAATAGCAGAAATTGAGTTCCTTATGGATAAACAATTACCAACTAATATGGGAAGTGGTGAGTACGCAAGTATTGGACAGTACTACACAGTACTTCAAAACGCATGTATAAAACACAATGTATATTTTCAATGGGATGTTTTGACAAGTGAATTACATGAAAGTTTATTCAAACCAACATCAAAACCACCGCAACATGTATATGATGTTAAATGTGAAGCAACATTTATAAATCTTGATAACCCAAGTGATTTATTAGTAATTGATACTATGGCTAGTGGCTCAGACATTTGCGACAAGGCTATTAGTGGTGCGTCAACAATGGCTTTTAGAAACTTCTTTGATAAAAACTTTACACCAAAGTATTTAAACCAAGGTGGTGAAGAAATTATCTCAGAAGAGGAAGAAAAAACTGAAGCTCCTAAAATACCAGCATATATTCCACCGCAAAAGAAAGAAGAAATAAAAGAAGAAGTTGTAAGTACTAAACAAAATAGTACAGATGAAGATATTAAAAGAGTTATTGATACTATTATGAAAATAAGAGATATGAGCAATAACCCTGAGTATGGTAAATCAACATTAAACACAATTATGACAACAGAGATAACAGCAGCAGATTTACTTTCAATAGAATTAAAATTAAACAATAAGTTAGATGAGTTAGGAGGTAATAAATAATGAGTGCAGAATTATTATTAGCATTTATACTTGGTATCATAGGTGGTATATTATTATCAGTAATAGTTGTCTTTGGTATTTTTAGAAAATTAATAAATCTTAGTAAGAAAGAATTGGATAATAAATAATGGAATGGCATTACAGTGAAGATAGAAGAAGAATAATACTAGATACACCACCAAAACAACTCTTGAGAATAAGCGGTCACCGTATGGCAACTGTACTTGGATTAAATCATTTTGCAACACCTTTCCAAGCGTGGGCAGAAATAACTAAGTTATTAAAAGTACCATTTGAAGAAAATAAATATCTAATTATGGGTAGAGTAGCAGAGCCAAAAATAATAGATTATGTTAGAGATAAGTTCCCTAATGTAATGAGCATGGAAGAGTACTACGGGAATGCTATTGATGACTATCGTTATAATAATTTTAAATATGATAGCAAAATCTTTGGGGGAATGTTTGACTTTGTTTGTACAAAAAATGATAAGAAAACAATAACACTTATTGGTGAAATAAAAACAAGTGGGAAACCAGAACTATTCCAAAACAATAATGTTCCTCAAGAGTATCTTTTACAAGCTGCTTTATATGCTAAACTAAAAGGTTTGGATAAAGTGTTGTTTGTTATTTCTATAGTAAACGAGGAAGATTATATGCACCCGGAGATGTTTGTTCCAACCGACGAAAATACAACATTGATTGTAAAAAAATTAGACGATTTGTTTTTCGAAATAGATGGTGAATATTGTGGTATCGATGATTGTATGAGAAAAGCTGAAGAATTTTGGAATAACTATGTATTAACGGGTATATCACCGGAGTTCGATGAAAAACTAGATAAAGATTATTTAGATATAATAAGATCAAGTAAACCATCAAACGATAACGATTTATCAACACTTTGTCTTGAAGGTATAAGACTTGCGAAAGAAATAAATGAACTTAAAGTAACATCAGGTTTATCTGTAAAAGAAAAAGAACTTAAAACAATTGAAAAAGCTATAAAAGAGGTTATGCTAAATTCAAATTTAGATTGTTGTGAAGGATACACATTAAAAAGAAATAGCAAACAAGTGTTCGATGAAGAGAGGTTCGCCAAAGAACATCCAAAATCGTACGAAGGATATTTAATAGATAAAGTTGAAGTAAAACTTAGTAAAAATATAAAGGAGGATGATTAATTGTGTTTTACGATACAAAAATAATAATAAAAGCAAATATTAAAGATTACAATTTTAATGATTCTGGAATCAAATATATGAGCAAAATGAAAGGTTCGGATGCATATATATTAGATTTATTAGCTGTAAATTTTTTAGACATAGCAATAGATAATGGACTATCAAAAAAAGATGTATTAGACCATTTTAAAAATAATTATGAATTAGTGTTAAAAGAAAAGGAGAGTAGAAAATAATGAAAATAAAATTTAATTTAAATAATTATGAACCAATACCAGAAGGAGAACAAGTTTTAGAGATAACAAAAGCGGAGTGTAAACCATCTGGAAAACCTACAGGTTGTAGTGTTACATTTAAAGACGGAAAGGGAAGAATGCTTACAAACAAGTATGACTTTAATAATCCAACAGGACTTACAATATTTGCTATTCTTTGTAGACATGCTCTTGGTATGCAGGATATGGAAGAATTTGATACAGCGATAGATACGCCAAAACTTGTTGGAAAAAAAGTAGTTTGTGAAATAGTACATAATCAAGGCACACAAGCTAGAGAAGACGGTACTTATCCTATATTTGCAAATATTAAAAAAATAGTAAGCGGTGTTGAAGAAGTTGATCCTAGTGATTTATCAGAAGATGATTTACTTCCTAAGGCTATGCAAACACCTAGAGCACAAATAGCAAGTAGTGTTGGTGACGATTTATAATTAAAAGACCAAGAGGTCTTTTTTTTTCTAATTTATTTCAAATTAATCTAATATTTTTTAGTACACTTTTTGAGATATACTTATTATAGATAGAGGTGATATGAATGTATTGTAAAACCGATAGTTTTGAACATTGTGTTAAACAATCATTACAAATTGCCTCTATTTTTTGGTGTAAAAAAGTGGACTTCGATGACGAGATGTTAAATCAAAAAATTGAAGAAATTGTAAAATACATAGAAAGGATAGATGAAAATGTACAATAATTATAACCCGTACAATCCGTACTTTAATAATCAACAAATACAAAATAGATATCAACCAATCGATCAAGCTATTGGTCCTAAACCCATGGGGCTTAATGGCAAAGTTGTAGATAGCATTGACACAGTAAAAGGAATGGATATTAACCTTGACGGTACTGTTAGTTATTTTCCTTTAGCGGACGGTAGTAAAATTATTACCAAACAGCTAAATAGTGATGGAACTAGTAAAATAGTTATCTATTCTCAAACTAAAGAGGATAATAAAGAGGTTAAATATATTACTAGTGAAGAGTTAGATAAAGCCATTAAGAAAATTGATTTGTCCGATATAAAAGACGATATTAAATCTTTGAAAAAACAAATTAAAGAGTTGAGGGATAATGATGAATAATCCGATAAATATGATAAAAATGATGATGGGAAAAATGTCCCCAAAAGATATGGCAATGAAAATGATAGAGAACAATTCTAATCCAGTTTTTGCTAATCTAATAGATATGGCTAATAGAGGTGACACAAAAGGTGTTGAAGAATTTGCTAGAAACATTATGAAGGAAAAAGGACTGGATTACGATACAGAGTTTAATAAGTTCAAAGATAATTTTAAATAGGTGTCTACCATTTCGTTATAAACAACAAAATGGGTGATATAAAAAGAATAAAGAGGGGAGGTGAAATAAATGAGAGGAGAAAGTTCTTTAAGTCCATCAGATGTTGCATTACTTGCAGGAAATAATGGAAGAAATAATGATGGTATGTTCGGTGATAACTGGGCATGGATTATTGTTCTATTTCTAATATTTGCTTTCGGTGGATGGAATAATGGATTCAGTGGCAATAGAGGAAATGGCTCTAACGGAAGTGGTTCAGTAATGGATTCTTACGTGCTTGCGTCAGACTTTGCTACTATTCAAAGACAACTTAGCGATGGATTTAATGATTTAACATCACAATCAAGATATATTCAAAATGGATTATGTGATGGTTTCTATAATCAAGCACAATTAATCAATGGTGTTAATACAAACATTGCTGGTTCAACTGCTGCACTACAAAATGCATTATGTCAAGGATTCAATGGTGTGAACCAAGGTATTGTAACAAATGGTTATGAAACTAGAAATGCTATTCAAGGTGTAAGTTCACAATTAGCAAGTTGTTGTTGCGATATTCGTGAAGGTATCCAAGGTATAAATTATAACTTAGCTACTAACACATGTGCATTACAAAACACAATGAACATGAATACTAGAGATATAGTAGATACTGTTAATGCAAATTATAGAGCACTTCATGATGAGATTGTTGCTAATAGAATTGAAGATAAGAATGCTCAAATCGCTGCTCAGCAAAATGAGATTAATGCTCTTAGATTATCTGCTAGTCAGGCAAATCAAAATCAATACTTAATTGATCAATTAAAACCTTGTGCTTCACCAGCATATTTGGTACCAAATCCAAACTGTTGCTACAATTATAATGTAACAAGTGGTTGTAACGGATGTGGAAGTTATTAATGCGTAACCCTATTTAGGAAACTCGATTACGAGAACTCGCAATCCCGTGTGATAACACGGATTTAAAGATAGGGTAATACCTATCTTTTTAAATGTGTCGGATTCGACACCTTTGGAAAAATATAAACAATATAAAGAAAGGAAATGATAAAATGATTCAAGGATACAACGAGAGTATTGTTAGTTTACCAAGTAATTCTGCTCCTGTTACATTAACAACGGATTGTATAAGAACTAGGAGTACTTATAATTGGTTATGCCATTCACAAGGTTCACCAATATATAAAATAAAACAAGGTGGAAGATATAGAGTATCTTTTAATACAAATGTAACATCGGCTGCAACAGGTGTAGTGGCATTTGGTTTGTACGCTGACGGTGTTTTAGTACCTGGCACAACTGTTATTGCTGATGTGGCTACAGCAGGTAGTTATTACAATTTATCTTTTGATAAAGAAGTGCCTATATGTTGTGGGACATCTACAACATTAACTGTTGCTTCTGTTCCAAGTGTACTTAGTGGTGCAACACCAGCTGCAACAGTAACGCAAGTACCTACTATCCAAAACACTAATTTGATTATCACGAGAGAGTGTTAGGTGATATTATGAATGAAATAAAAGAAAAAGTTGAAAAAATAATAAGTGATATGGGTGAAAGAGAACTAGAACCAAATGATATAGATATGCTTGGTAAATTAGTGGATATTCACAAAGATATTGCAAACGAAGAATACTGGAAGGAGAAGTTAGAAATGAGATACGGAAATTATAGAAGAGACTATGATTATGATGATATGTCATACGGAAGAAGACGTAGAGATAGCCGTGGACGCTATATGAAATCAGGTAAAATGATGGATGATATGTATGACACATATAACAGATATGACGAGTCAAGAAGTTATGGTGACAGAGGTGAAACAGCGAAATCTCTAGAATACATGATGCAATCAGCATATGATTTTATTTGTATGTTGGAAGATGAAGCTAATACCGACGAAGAAATGGATATCATAAGAAAATATGCCAGAAAAATCAGCGAGTTATAGATATTATAATAATAATCCGAAGCACTTGCTAACTGATGATTGCGTTTTGAGATCTTTATCTGTAGCTGAGGGTATAAGTTGGAACGAGTGTCAACGAAAATTAAGTTATTTATCGGCTATAGAGGGATTGATATTAAATGACGTGGAATTTGTTGAAAATTATTTAGATGAGCGATACCCAAGAAAATGTTATAGAAATATGACTATTGGAAAATTTGCCAGTGTTTGTCCAAAAGGAAACTTTGTTGTTACAACAGATGGTCATATAACAGCAATTATAAATAATATTATAGTGGACACTTGGGATTGCTCTGATAAGATAATGAAATGTTGCTGGCAAATAAAATAAATAAACCCCTTGTTTAAGGGGGTTTTCTTTCGATTTAAGAGACTTTAGTCTTTTCGGCTATAACTATACTATTTTTATATTTTCATTAAACCTCGATTACAGAATCAAACGAGACAATAATAAAAGAACTAGATTAACTAGTTCTCTTTAAATAATCATACACCTTGGATATTAATTTTTTCAGATCATAGGTATATTTGAAATCGGATACACCTAATCTGAGTGAGGTATTAGTTCTAGTGTAATCTTTATTTAAGTAAAGTAACAGATTGGTTTCGTATTCGTCAAGGTGCATCTTCTTGCATATATCCATAACATTGTTATAACATATGCTTTTAATGTACCTTTTCGTCTCAAGGTAGTTTTTCTTATCCATTTTATCCCTCACAATATTATTATATTACTTTTAAAACATAAATTAATTAGAAATAAATGTTAAAAAAGTTAGGAATATAATAGCATAATTTGTGCTACTTTGAGTATATATAAAATCGTAAATCTCGTAAATTTTCGTAGATATTCGTAATTATCAGTCGAAAATAAACACTACAAAGTATTTTGTAATGTTAATTTTGCTCTTTCTTGAAGAGTCTTTTTTCTATTTCTGACAGTACCTTCGGAAATATTTAATTCTTTAGCGATATTGCAATTATTTTCCCCAAGTCTCCATAGTTCGAATATTCTTTTTTCACCTCGAGCAATATTGAAATACATGGAGTTTAATAAAAATGTATATAATGTTTCGTTTTCAACAATCTTATTTCCCATAAATTCCTCCCTTTTTTCTAGGTATTATATCAAAAGTTGACAAATTTGTCAACTATTAACTTAAAAGAAAAGAGATGAACATTTATTCATCTCGTAAATTACTATAGCATTCTCTTATAAAAGCGTCTTCACTTTCAAATATACCATTGTGAAGATGTAGTCTCTCCACTGCCGCTTCATAGTTAGCGATAAACACAAAGATACTTTCATATTCAAATCTTGTGTGTGGAACACCTCTTCTTAGGTCTCCGGCAAATCTGCAAACTTCAAATCGCCAATGTTCCATGTCTTTTTTTAACGATGCTAATTCATTATCATCTATCTTTTTTTCTAAAGGTTTTAATTTTCGGTCGAATAGTTTATTTATGATTGCTGAAAAAACTCCTAAAACACTAGATATTGTAAGTATGAGACCTAAGATTTCTTTAAAAATTTCTATCATGCTTTAATTAAATTTCCGTTTTTCAATTTATTTAATAGTTCAGTGTTTTGTTCAGCTGAACCACAATAATTATTTATTCCGTTTACTTCAGCAAGTTGTGTACGATAATTATAAGAACTATCGATTCCTATTTCATTTAAAGCATCCACAATTGATACACCCGTGTATGACGCATTAGATAAATAATCATATTTTGGTCTTAATAATTCGTTAACCCTAGTCTGAACTTCATCGTATCTATCACCAAGTGCTTTCTTTCTGTCTTCACCATTTCCATAAACACCGTTTATAACCTCTTGTGCTAGTTCATCAACCGATTTTTGAGGTATTACCTCTTTGGTGTATTGTCTGACTTCCTCTTTTGATACACCAAAATATGAATATGGATTAGACCACATACTAGAATTACCTCTTGGCTCATCGCCATAATAAGTACCATTTTTTCTATTATCTAAATGAGAATAATTACCATCTATGTTTGCTATTCCATTTAACAATTTCATATCCCAAGCAACACATATTACAATCTTAGAAGGTATAATGTTGCCATTTTCATCATAATAAACACAATCTGCCGCTAATCCTTCTGAATGGCGACCTGCAAAGCCTCCGATTTGTATATCGTATTCTCTGCATCTGTAGCCACTGGAGATTATACACTTACTTGCATTTAACTTTTTAAATAATTCCTCCATTTTTTTTACTAGTTCTTCTTGAATGTAAATATTACCACAATGTTGGCATCTGAACTCCGAACTATGAAAGTGTTCAGTTATTTGTCTGTTATCTGTTATCATATTCGTTCCTCCTTAATCTTTATTATTTTTTACTGCTTGTGTTCCTAAAAAGAAACCTACGACAGTTGCTAACACTGATTTCAATGTGTCATCTATTGGTATTTGCATAATAATACAATATGCAAATAGTAACATTACAGTCACCGTTATAAATGACTTTATATCATCCCATGCTTTCTTCAATTTTGTCTCCTCCTTCGTATTCTATCTCACAATATTATAACATATTTAATTTTTTTTGTAAAAGTACTTGACTAATAAAGTCGAATATGGTATTATTAAATTGTCAAGAGGAGCAAAAGACAACTCCTGCCTCTTGATTCAAACTATATTATTCTTTTAAATAAGATATCGTTACCTTTTATAGGTAGCGTAGGATAAATGAGAGAGGGAGCAAAAGTACAATGCCTAGTAGAACCCTATTAGGAGGATTTTGAAGCCGGACTAGAGAAATCTCAATAGCGGAATGGAATCGAAATTCATTTATCCTACGGTACTTATGAGAGTAAGTATCGGACTTAAAAATATTAATTTCGTAATAATGCTACTTTTTATAGGTAGCATAGAGTAGATAATTATTATAACCTGTTCTATGAGGTTGACTATATAAATCAATAGAACAATGGGAAAATATAGTCCTTGTCTATTCTATGGTACTTATGAGAGTAAGTACCTTGTTGATTCACTTAACTTTAACTTAGACACCTTTATAGGTGTCGCCGAGATTATGGTTGTTTATAATTTTACAAGTAACTATAAATAAATGACTGTTTGATTTCTTTTAAATAAAAAATTCCTTGAAATTGTTGTTTGAAGTTACCATAGTCTCGGTGATGCTTATGAAAGCATCGAATCGACTACTAAATACATCATTCTATTTAAAAAATCAGGATTTAATTATCCTGATTTTATTTTATGTCTTCTTCTACATATAAGTCATTTAACTTGTTTTCATCAAAGTTATCTGCTAAAAAGATAATAGTTGCATAATAAGGTTTGTGTTCTTTTTCTGTTTCTGTAGCAGGTGTATACACATCATTAATATCTCTTATGTGTTTATTTTCATCTGCAATTAATATCTTTTTCTTTCCATAATTTCTTATCTCCATAATTACCTCCTAACTAATTGTCCAACCTTTTGCTTGAGCATTACTTAAAGCTGTTTGTCCTTCTTCTGAAGTTAACTTTGCTAAATTATTAGTTCCGAGTACAACTTTCTGAGGTTTACAACCTTTTGTTTTTATATCGTATAATCCATTTAATGTGTTAATTAAACTTTGTTCTGTAAACTTGCCACTAAAATTCATATTTATTGTATAATATAAAAAGTTTTCCGAAGCTGTGGTTAAAAATGCTTTTCCTATATTTTCAAAGCCACCAAAATCTGTTAAATTGTTTATACTATCAAATACACCACTTATATTTGTCACTTTTTCACAATTTATTTTATTTAATTTAAGCAGAGCTCTACAACTTTGAAATGCATTCGACATATCTTCCTTTGCTGTGATGTTTTTTAACCATGGTATTTCCTTTAGTTCTGATGCACCATAGAACATTTGATATAAACTAACTTCGTTACTAGGAAAAATTACTTCAGGTAACACTGTTTCATCAAATGGAAATTCTCTAAACATATACGCTGTGCGTGTACCTTCAGCTACATACAATGGACTTCTCCATTTCTTTATGTTCTGTTTCCAACCAGGGTTTATATAAGTACCACCAATTATATTCTTATCGAAATAATCGTTTATATCAACACCACCTTGTATGTTAGCAACCTTTGGAACTAAAGTTGTAAATGTTTCATCATTTGTAGCATCTACACCTTTTGCTACTAAATTTGTTACTAATGTTGTTTTATCTGTTTGAAGTTGAGTTAAATATTCTGCGGTTGTAGCCATTATTTAGTCACCTCACTAACCGTTGTTAATGTAGCCAAAACAGTGTTTATATTTCCTACTTGGTTATCAACATATTGCTTTGTTGCCGGATGGTAGTCTGCTGTAGGGGTGTAACTACTTTTATTAGTTTTGCTGAGAACAGGTAATGTTCTATTGTAAGAAGTGTTGTTGTGCGATGTCATTCCAAATGAAACTTTAGTCACTACACCTTTGGTAACTGTACAATCTATATATAACCAAGTTTTGTATTCTTCTAACTCGTTATTACCATAAATATCAGTTTCAGTTCTATAAAACCACGGACTGTTAAATGATACTGATGCACTTATTTTATCGCTAAAGTCGATGTCTTTGATTTTTGGGCTAATATATACATTTCTATCTGAACTTGCTCTATAATTATACTGATTGTCGCTTCTTACAATTAATACCGTTTTCCCTGATAATGCTAAATCAAAAGCATTTTGCATAAATGTTATCTGTTCAGCAGAAGTGTTTGGAAAATCAGTTAATATTACATAATCTTCGTTTTCAATTATAGCATTAATAGTATTATTTTCTATAACTATATTTTTACCAGCAGTTAGATTATCTTGCTTCTTTGCCAATTCTTCATTTGCCTCATCTTTTGTATAATAATTACTTAAATCAACCGAAGTATCACCAATATGCTCCCAAGAACCATTTGTATAAACATATTCATCATATAAGTTTTGTACACCAGGTTTTTCTTTCTTCAATAGATATATAGTATCAGTCTCACCTGTTTCCGGAAGAGTATCTACAACTTGCATTTTAACCGATCCAGGTTCTCCTTGAGGACCCTGTGGTCCTGGAGCACCATCTTTTACTTCAGTTCTAGTTGTATTTCCTTTTTTATCGGTAAGAACAATATCAACACCATCTTCTACTCTTTCTGTAGTTATATTAAGATTATCCATTTCTTTTATTTTTGCATTTGCAGTGTCAATCCACTCAGGATACTCATCTGGTATTTCTGTTGTGGCATTAATTGCTTCTTTTACCTCTAAGTAAAACTTATTACTTTTAAATACAGGGGTGCCTTCTGGAGTAGCATCTTCGGTTACTCTAAGTTGAAGATATATTCTTCCTTCTTTTGTAAGAAGGCTAGATTTTATTTCTAGTTGATATTCTTCTCCAACTTGATTCATTTGAAGATATCCTTTTTCAGTATCTCTTTCATATTCTAGGTATGCTATTCCTTTTGGGAAAGTACCTAGAAACTTAAATATAATTTTTCCTTGTAAGTTTTCATAACTTATACCAAGGACAGTTTCTTGTTTATAGACCATGCTGTTTTGGTCTATTTTAATAATCACATCTTTCATCATATCATCTCCTTTTTATTAAATCGTCTTGGTTGGTTTTGTTTCATCCTCTATCATTAAATTAGCAACAGAATCCGTGACTTTTGTATAATTTACTATCATAAAAATATGCCAATTCTCTCCGCTCCATCCAGTTTGAACTAAAAATTCATAGTATGTTGTGTCTATACAAACACTTAGTTCATCATGGGCTGTATTAGAGCCGTATTGTGTAACAGGTAACATATATGTTAGTTTGGCTGCCTTTGTGCTTTGAACGAAAGCATGTTTTATGAATATTGTGTCTACATTTTCAATACCGTGAGCGTGTCGATTATTAACAGTGGCTGAACAACCACTGTCGTGTATTATAACTTTTTGATATAACGGTTTTCCATCATACCATTTGCCTATTACAGTCTCATCTTCGGAATATAAAAACGGATTGTTACCATTGATTCTAAGTTCACCGAGAATATCAACAAAATTTTCACTCCACCAGAATATTGGAAATCCTCTTGGTATCTGAGCTACACTTTGTGTACTACTTAATTTATCTGTTACTATCACAATTATATCATATTGTTTTTTATAGTTAAATAACCCATCTACATTTATCGTACCAGAGAATGTGTTATCTTTAATTGTTGGTGTTATTGTTCCACCGTTAGTATACTCTTCTATGCCCTTTTCTTTATATTTCCAAGTAACAACGAGTTCATTAGAAGTGGTTTTGGAAAACTTACCATTATAGTAATCACCCTTATATTCAATAGTGGCATCGCCTGTTGTCGGTTCTGTTCTTTTTGCTGAAGTTATAGTGATTGTTGGTAATATGTAATCTATAAATGTGCCAGTACTACTAAGTGGAGTTTCAGTTGAATAATCTCTGCTATTTATCGCTTTTACAATAAAACTATTTTGGGTGGGATTTTGAACATCGAATACTCTCTGTGTTAAATCACTTATATTGTTACCAGCGACTTGTAAGTATGATAATGTTGAGTTATCGTCGTTTGGCGATGTTATTTGAATTTGTGTTGTAATTCTTGGTGTACTTTTATATTTAATTATAACATTTTCATTACCGGTAAGTGTTTTTGTAGTTTCATTAGTATCAATTACTGTACCAGTTATTACTGGTGAACAAAGTGCTTGATTTGCGACAACAGTAAGTGTTCCACTTTTAGAACCTACAAGTGTACTTCCGCTATATGTTCTAACTGTGATACTACCTTGACCACTTTTTTTATTAAATTGTTTGTAGTAACTTTTATCAGCATTGAAATTCCAAGTCCTAATACTTGTATCATATTTAACTTCACTATTACTAAGTGTGCCATCAGTTTTTAAATATTTGTTTGTCGTACCAAAACTAATTGATACACTATGAGAAAAATTAGCATATGGTGTTAATGTAAAAGAGGTTGTATTCTCAACATCGCAAGTGATATTTGGAGCAGGGGTTGCTCTTGGGATGGTGGTGAGTGGTAACGAACCGTTTGCAGATTTTGTACTATATACTTCGGAATAACCTTCAATATAAAAAGATACACTAGCTCTACCTTCCGAATCGTGCGGAACGTTATATATATAACCACTAACACTCCCGTCTTTTGCTGGGAACACTCCAGAACTCCAACTTTTACTCTCATTGAAAACAACAGAACCATTAACAATTGCTTTACAATAAGAATCATACCATTGAGTTCCACCACCAGAAATATTTATCTCCCAATAAATATTTGATGTATTATTCTCTATAGAATAACTTGATTCACTAACATTTAATGTAAATGTTCTTCCTGTGGAAGTAAAAGAACAACTTGCCATACTATTCTCCTCCTATCCAAAAGACACCTGTTCCTTCTATATAGTCAGGGCTTGTATAATCTTCAATTCTTGAATGCTGACCTATATGTAAATAGGTATTAACTCTTATGTTTTTTGCTATTACACCATCTTTATTAACAGTAAGTAAAGCATCTTCTATACCACCAGTGGCATCATATATAATCATACCATTAGCATTGATATTTGTTTTTGTATCGGCATCTGTTTGCTCAATAGTTAAACCATCTTTGTCTAAAGTTCCCGCTGTTGTTTTAACAGAAGATACAACAGTCCCATCTGGTGAAGTACCACTTATGATTTCATTTATTTCTGTTTTTGTATATGTATCGGTAGTTGTATTTTTAACAAGAGTTTCGAGTGATGATAAGCCATCATCTAACGCTTTCGTTTTACTTACAACCTCTATTATAGTACCTTGTTGTTTATCTAATTCTATATAAACATTTTGCAAATCCTTATATAGTTTTTTATTATAACCTTTTGTATTCTCAGTTTTCGTATCTATTACACTTGATATAACACTTCTAATATGACCGGTATATTTAATTTCGTTATTAAGTGGTAATGTATATTTTTTATTACCACTTGTATCTTCAACACAAATAAGTTTGTAACCCTTAACCCAAGGGTGTCCAATAGTCTCCACATTTAAAGGTGTAAATTCTATTCCAAATAAGATATTGGAGCCTTCTATTGCTTGTGATCTAAGACTTGTATTGTAAGTGATTGGGTTATCAAAAACATCAATTTCAGTTTCACCATGTTGTTGAATTGAACTAGTATCAGTGTTTTCAACTCTTTCACCATCTACAGTCGATAAACCAACAGACACTTTATTAACTGGACCGTAATTTGTTTTCTGAAGTGTTAATGTGAAATATTCATTACTATCTATAGTATCGATATTAGTAACGACAGTAGTATCTTTTTCAATAGCAGGGATATAACATTTATCATCCCAATCTATACAAACCCAAGAGTAAGCAAGTTGTGCAATTGCTTTCATAACATCTCTACAGCTATCTCCTGATACAAACTGATTACTACTGATTAAGAAATCGTCATTTACAAAAGATGTTGTTCCAAATGTTACACCAACTTGTTCACATACATACTTAGCAAGATTTATGGCTGTTATACCAACATTAGTTTCGCATAGAGTGGCAAAAGAAGTTGGGAAATTTGTACTAACATAATTATAATTAAAATCAGCATTAAATAAAATTGTTTTATCTAGGGATTCAAACTTTGTGTTATCCGATACATCATTGTTTTCCGGTTTCGTAACATAGAATGTTCCAAGCGAATACCAATTTTCTGTAGGATTTTCACCTAGTGATACAATGGCTAGTCTAAGTTCTAACTCTCTATCCTCAATGTTAAAGTCCTCACTTATATCCTGTAAATTACCTGTAAGGGTTCTAGCAACAAATTGTCCTATGAACCCTTGGTCAGGTACTAATCTGTCATCATCATAAGTCCAATCTTTTACTGAATTGTCCTCCGTCAAAACTATTTCCTCTTCTGATTCATTTCTTGGTTTTACAATTATTTTTGTTTTAATAGCACATGTATTGTTTTTTAAAAGTAATTTATCACTATCTAATATTTCTGTATAAATCATTTAACCACCACCTAGTGTCCTATTAATTGGAAATCATCCATCACAACCATTCTTCTACCTTCATAATTAACATTTTTATATTGTAAATCGTTGTGGTAAAATGTATCGGTTATATATGAATTAGTGCTTTCGTCCCATACTTCTACTGATAGATACATTCCAACACCTGATTGATCACCAAGAAGTGCATTCCAATATGTTCTAAATTGACTAGGTGTCATAGGTGGAAACCCCATCCATATTTTCGCTCTAGTGTGTGGAAGAACTTTTATATTAAGTCTTCCACTTGCTAGAACACCAGCATCTGTTACCTGAACAAGTTTAGGGGCAAACTTGAAAACTTCTCTTTTAATTGACGGACTTTGAAATGTACATCCATTTATCTTTACGTAATAACCTTTAAAATTATCTTGTTCCATATTCTACCTCCTAAACATTAATTGTTCCATACTTATTATTTTGAAGTTTATTATATGATTGTTGACCTTTATATAAAGTCTCATTTCCAACATTAACTACATTTGTAAAGTTAAAGTCTGCTTCTTGAATAGCCTCTTTAACACCTTGTTTAATACCTTGTACAATCTGCATATTGTTTGCAACAGCTGTTTGAGAACCAATACTACCAACCATTTCTGGTATTCCGTTTTCTCTAGCATAGAAGTATTGCCCTTTTTCTGGGTAACCACCTGTTGCGTAACCTGCTACAATCTGATAAGACGCTTGTGTCTGACCATTAGATTGTAATTTTATTCTAGGGTAAGCTTTATTTCTAAGAGCATATATTACGCCATTTGCAAATGAGTTTCCAAAGGAATAACCAATATTCCATGCAACACCTGTTGAGAGTGTATTTTGAAAGAATGATTTTATGTTTCCTGCTGAGTTTTTCAACGCATTTCCAAAATCAGTCACTGTGTTAACAAGTTTATTATCTTTTATTGTTTTATATTGTGTAACTAATTTTTTAATCGATTCTGTAACAGTATTAATAGTATCTATATTTATACCAGCAACACTAGTATAATAATTTTTAAAGTATCCACCAAATGTTTTTAATTTAGCACCAAATTTGTCAATAGAATTATCACCAGTAAATAAAGCAACTAAACCGCCGCTGTTTGGTATCTCTTTTGCGAATGCACTTAGTGATTTAGCAGCATCAGCAGATTTTGTAACAACATCGCTGTTTATATCTTTAACATTATTATAGTATTGTGAGAAGTGTTTACCAAAAGTAGGTAATTGCTTTCCAAAAGCATCTAATGTATTATCACCAGCTATCCAACTCCATAAGCCACCTTGATTTGGTATTTGTTTAGCAAATTCTGTAACAGCTTTAGCAGCATTTGCTGATTTTTCTACTACACTTGGGTCTAATCCTGTAACTGCATCTCCGTATTCTTTCAAATACTTACCGAAAGTAGGTAATTGCTTTCCGAATGATTCAATATTTTTAGAACCAATACCTAAGAATCTAGATATACCATCAATCAAACTTGATACAGTTAATTCTAAAATTACATCCGCCATAGATTTAGCAGCATTAGCACTACTTTCATCTATGTTTTTTAACCCATCAAAGAACCCTTGAGCATTTGTCATAAAATTACTTAAACTAGTACCCACGCTTTCTAAACCTTCAAAAGATTTTTCTACAAATCCTTTTACTATGCTACCAGCAAAACCACCAAGAGTTTCACCAAGCGTTGATAGTACCTTACCACCTTCACCAATAATCCAATTAAAGCCTGGTATTTGATTTAATCCACCTAAAACAACCAATAAACCTATTAATCCTTCAATAATTGTTTTGAATCCAACTATTCCAGATAATGCTACAACAGGTGTTGCAAAACCTAGTGCAATAATATATGCTGAGAACACACCAAGTGGTATAGCAATTGACTCTAACCCTGTAAATAGTGCTATTAAAGTACCTATACCAGTAGCTACAAATTCTTGTAATACATCAATACTCATTAATGCACCAATTACACCCATTAAAGCTACTGTACCCGCAACTATTGTTGCAAATCCGGCTAGTCCAAGTGCAACGGTTGCTATACCAACAGCACCTAAACCAACCATACCAGCACTAAATACTAGTAATGGTATTGTTACTTTTCCAAGTCCACTAAATACATTAACAACAGTATCCAAACCCGTTGCAACTATTTCCTTTAAACCTGGTATTCGCATGAATGCACCTATGACACCCATCAATGCTGTTACACCACCAATGATTATTGCTAAGTCGGCTAATCCTTTTAAAACTGTAGAAGCTTTAGGTACTTGTATATCCGCTTTCCCACCGGCTTTCTCGGAACCTTCTAAAGTTTTAGATACCTCTGGTAGACTAAACATTTTTTTAATAGATGCTGTTAGTGTTTTAACGACACTAGAACTAAATATTTTAATAATTGTTCCACTTATTAGAGTACCAACACCAAGTAATGCAGCCACTGTTGTTGATTTAAATTCTTTTCCAAATAATACACCAGCGATGGTTTGTCCAAGCCCTGCTAGAGCAGATTTTAAAGTTTCACCAATTTCTTTAAATATTGTTTTCCAATCCATACCAACAATTGCATTGTGTATTTTTATACTTAGTTCTTTAAAGTCAATAGATTGTACTATATTTTTTATAGACCTTATGAATCCAAGTAATATTTGTTCTAAAGATTTACTAAGTGTTTTCGTATCTATATTTGATAGTGTATCTTGAATGCCGGTTATAAGGTTAACCCATATATTACCAAAGTTTGTAATCAGTACTTCAAAATTTATACTATTCAATGCCTCATTAATTTTAGTACCAAATAATGAGAAATCTACTTTTTCTAACAAGGTATTTATGAAATTTGGTAGAATGGATAACGATATCATAATTGTTTTCGCTAAATTACTAGCATTAAGGTTCGTTAATAAACCATTGATAACATCTGCAATATTTGTCGCTAATTTCTTGGTAGTACTTAGTATTACATCCGAACTAGCAACAATTCTAACTGTAAATTCATTTATTAAATTAGCTATCTCTCTACCAACACCATTCCATTTTCCAGTATCAAATGCTTCGTTAAACGCATCTTTAATTCTAATAACAGCGTCTACTAGCCATTGTATAGGTGTTAAGTCTATTTTATCCATGTCTATTAATTCTGGTCCTTCGCCGGCAGATTTTGGAAATTCAACAACATTCAAGTCATCGAATTTTTGAAGATTACCTAAAGCATCTTTTGCTGATTTACTCCAAGTTGCCATTGCTTTTGCATTTGCTCTTGCTATTAAATCAATACCCGTGATAGCATATACAAATGAATAAATAACTCTTACAAATTGTTTAAACAATTCCATAGCATATTCAATAGCCGGAGCAAGCTGGGCACCAAGTGCTCTCCAAACATTTGTACTAAACTTTGATAATTCACCATCTAATGCCAAATATTCACTAACAGCTTTTCTAGTTAATGTAAATATAGTACGAGTACCAATTAATGCTAATGTTAATTGTTTAGCTTTACTAGCCGCTTTTTTAAACGAACGAACAGTATGACCACCTATTGATGTTAAAGCACTTTTACCCAAATGTAAAACACCTTTATTTACACCAATTAACATCTTTTGAAACCTATTTAAAATAGGTGATGTATTTTTTGTATACTCTCTTATTTTGGTAATACCTATTCCATATTTATTAGCCATTTCAGAAAGTTTACTAGCACCGTCAGCAACATCTCTAAATTTATTTGCAACAGGTGTTAAAGCATCTGATAATTGATTACTAACTCTAGTTATATTTTCCAAGGTAGACGCATCAAACTTACTCATAGCATCTGGTAATCTTTCTAAATTGGTTATAGCATTACCAAATCCTTTTCCGATACTAATGCCTTGTAAGGCTTTCAATGGTTCCACCATTTCAGGTATTGTTTTTAATTTTTCTGATATCGTATCTAGTTTTGGAGCAACTGCAACTAAACCTTCTAAATTTTTTGCAAGTGTACCAACGCTTGTTGCTTTTGGGATTGTACTCAAAGATGACAAATTGGTTGCAACATCAGGTAGAACTTCTAGTTTTTTATCAAAATCCCCAAGTCCATCCGTTGTTTTTTTTAGTTCCCCCAGACCTTTAACAATTCCTTTGAATCCTGTTGGAGTTGGTATATTACTTAATTCTTGTAAAGTTGTAGTTACTTCTTCAAGTTTAGATATATTTGTTGCAATTTCACCCATGTCTTTACTAGATGATGCTAAATCTTTTAAGGATATTGATAATTTATTTAAACCGTTAAAACCACCTTTTATTGCATTTTTTAAAGCACTAAGTGATACAGCCAATTTATCTATATCTTTACTAGCTTGCTCAGATGATGAATGTATTTCTATCGAGACTTTATCTAAAGTGACTCCTTGAGTCGCCATAATCTCACCACCTTTTATTCTTAACTAAAGAAATTATGTGCACCTTAATTCCTTTAATTTATTTATTTTCAAACATTTTTTTCGTAGCCCTAAACCAATTATTAAATCGAATTTGTGCTTTTAGTTTTTCGTTTTCGATTCTTTGTTGTTCCTCTATTTCTTTTTCTTCTTCACTCTTCATATCTTCCGCTAATTTTTCATAAAGGAATGGTTGTTCCGCATACGGTAGAGGCTTTGTACCTTTTTTAGAAAAAGGATGTAGTATAGGTGCCAATTTACCAATAGCATCGTATACATACATCCCCATTAGCCAGTTATTTTCGTCACGCTCTTTTAATTTTAATTTATGAGCTTTTCTGTAAAAAACTACCTCATATGCATCTCCATACCAGAAATCATGATAACTCATACCATAATTCATATATATTGGACACATTTCCTCAAAAGTTTCGGTTAGAGAAGTATGCTCTACTTTTGATTTGTCTTCTTTGGAGACAAGTTCACTACTTCCCATTCTGCGTTTCCCTCGTCGCCTTCCGGTTCTTCGAAGAACGCTTCATAAGTTTCTTGTATCATAGTGACAAGTGCTGTTACCAGCTTGTCTTTATCCTTACATTGACTATAAATTTCCTCGGTCAATTCAGGTTTTATTTTTCTATGATTTTTAATAAATGCTCCTTGGAAAGCCATTTCAATATTTGAAAGAGGCTTTTCCAAAAACTCATTTACAGAAAATCCATTTTGTTCTAATAATTTGATAGACATTCTATCATATTCTAAGGTGTATGGAACACCTTTGTATGTTAAATTAATTTTAGTATTCATCTTTTATTGTCCTTTCTTATTCTGGTTTAGCAGCTTTTTGTGGAGCACCAACCGGAGTTATGTAGTTAGTTATTTCTAGTACAGAATTTACTGAAGTTTCAGGTAATCCCATTGCACTAGGGTTTCCTGGGAAATAGAACGCATCAGTAAGCCCAGGTACAACAATAGCAAACCAAGTTTTCTTTCCATCTGCTTTAGCTGTTTCATACGCAGTCATTAAAGCATCCCATTTAGTAACTAAATCTTGAGTTAGGTTAAATGTGAACTCTAAAGCACCACCTAAATCTTTAAGACCATCTACATAAGTTTTGTACTCAAGCTCATCTAAAGTTGTAGTCTCTAGTGTATCTGGAGCAGGGTTCAAACTTGGTGTAGATTTAATTCCGTAAATTCTAGTATAACCAGTTGTTGGTCTAGTACCAGCAGTTGTTTCAACACAATAGTGTAATTGTACACCAATTGTTGATAAATCTATTCTTGTATTCATTTTAATACCTCCTATATATAGTATTTGTATCTCTCTCCAAGCAACAATCATATCTAAGATAACCAACCATTACATTATCATCAGATTGTTTAGGTACTGTTACAGGAGAGC